TTAATCTACTCGATGCCTCAGTGACGGTTTGACATGTCCAAGTATGAAAAACTGCTCAATCAAAGGATCTGATTTTTCGTTTTTGATACCGCTAAGCTCCGAGTTTAAAGGTAGTCTCCAAGTTTTCATTTTTGGATCATAAACCAATGATCGCTTTTGGACTGATAGTGCCGTATCAAGGTTGTTGAAATCAATCACATCGTATTGACCTTCCACATCAGCAAAAACATAAGTCTTAACTACTTCTGTTTCCGGATCCGAAATATCAACCTCGTAATACTTTACACCTACTGGCATTTTCTTTCCGAATAATTGAGCGTTTGATTCTGTTGGGCTGGCCATGAAGAATACAAGTCCTAGGATCAATCCTAGCGAGAGTTTTGAGATAATGGTTTTCATTTTTCTGTTGTTTGTTTTGATTGATTAACTATTGATTTGATTATTTTCTTTGATACAAGTGTTGCTATGATCAGTCCTACAATCAGGCTAATGATCTTAAACCAGGTGGGAATAAATGCATCTACTATGGATCCTGCGATATCCTGTCCTTCAAACTCGTTCTGCAGATCGGAATTACTTTGACTGGTGCTATCTGCCGAAATAGTCTCTTCTACTACCAGTTTTATAGCGGTAGTATCTTGAGTTTTCTGGACTTCCTTTGTGATGGTTGTTTTTCTACGAGTCGTAGTCGTAGGTTTGATCACTTTGGTACCAGCACTATCCAGGACTACATGTGATTGAATCACTTCCTCCAGTATTTCATTTTCTTCCTTGGCTGATTCGGTTTTTTTGGATGTGGATCCAGTAGAATCAACCTGTACTCTATTCTGAATACTCGTAGAAGTGGAGTCAGATTCCACCAAGTTTTTCTTGGATGATTTACAAGCAGGAGCAAGTAAAATGAACAGAAATAAGATTACCCGGTTCATTTGTTTTTGAATAGCATATCGTAAAACTCCTTTGCTTCATTCCAGCCTTCAGCCATGGAGATTTCCCCATCAGCCAGATAGTAATTCATCCTTCCTGCAAACTCTGCTACATACGTATGTTTATCCACTTCACTTAGTTGCTTGTATAGTTCCTTTAATTTTAAAAGGGACTCTTCATCATTCATATCCAAATGAATAATGTTATGTGCGATAGCTACCTTCAATGTGAATTCCGGAACTTTTGCCTCTAGGTACCTCACAAGCTCTGGTGCCCATGATCCTGGAATAGTTGCAGCAATGATATTATCATAAGGTCCTTCCAGGAAGTTTTTTAACCCTTCAGTAACCTTTACTGCTATGTAGCTCCTGTTTCTTACAAACAATGGCCCCAGTCCTATCAATTTCTTAATCCAGACTCCGATTTTCTTAAATATGCTCATGCTGTTAATAATTTATAATAGTGATTTGTCCAGTTGATTCTTTTATCTAAGTGATGGGGTGTTACCGTTGAGTTTGGATTTCCTACATTCACTGCCCTACTTACTTTCAGAATGGTGTCGTAATTCACTGCAGTACTATAGCTTAGAATGTTGTTTTCTCTGAAAAACCAGATCGCAGATTCAAATGCCAATTCTCCGGCTATTAAATGCACATCTTTGATTGGTCTACCCATTGATCTAAGAAACTTCTCCTGATTCTCCTTCCCACTCAGTTGTAAAGGCCCCATTCCTCTGTGCCGATATCCATCCCCAGATAATTCTTCACTGTTGCCCATTCGATTTGCGTACACCTTGTTCGCAATAGCCTCTGCATTGTTAGCTGCATACTTCGCTTGGATAGGATCAAAGTATTTTGGGAATACTTCCAGTAGGCGTTTTGCTGAATACCCACTTAGATCTTCTTCCATTAATTTGAATCCTCCGCTTTCATGATGGCACTGACCTAGTAAATGTGCAGCTTGTGCATTGCTCAGATTAAAGTGTCTGGCAAAAGCCTTGGAAGTAGCTGGTCCAAACTTCCCGTCTGGATTCACTCCTATTTTTTTTTGAAGCTCAATTATTGGATTCATCTTCCTGGGATTTGGTTTTATTGGACATCTTGAATTTTTCCTGAAGGAATTCCACGAACTCAGGTGGGAAAAAACCTAGTAAACTGAGGTTGTAGCAGCTTTTTAAAAAATTGGCTGAGAATAGGAATATGGCTATACTCGGTGCCATCCATGCCATGACCGGTTCATTACTGCTAAAGTGAAAAGCCGTGATTAATGCCCATGCCTGGGATAAAAGCATAGGAACAATGGATAAACCCTTGATTAAATCAAACTCTTCTTTCTTGTAGTATTTCGCTTTAAGTACTCCTGTGACATACGCAGAAACAGTAGTGGTAAGAACGGTGTAGAAAATGATATCCGGATTATAAATCCATACTTGGACGAACTGTCTAAAATCAATCAGGGTAGTCAGTAAAACCCCACTCCCAAGGCTGAAAACAGCTACATAAGCTGTCATTACCTTGTGTTTGAGAAAAAGAATCTGGTTAAACAGGTCTGTGAAAGAAACAAATCCAATCTCCTGCAGGCCAACTACAATCAATTGATGGATGATGTCAAGTACTTTACTTGCGAAGGCTATGACTTTCTTCATTGGCTGAAAACAAAAAAGGCCACTGCTCCCGAAAGAGTAGTGGCCTTGGATTGGCTGAATTATGTACTCGCTAAGATACTAGGTATGAGATAATTTGCAATTAAAAATGTTGCAAAATCATAAATGCGGAACAATCGTATCTAAAATAACTGTCTTTACAATCCCATCAACTGTGGTATTATAACTCACATCCTTTAATTCAGTGGAATACTGCTTCAGGTCTATCAGGATGCTTGTTGCCAAATCCGGCTCAATCTCCGCTTGTCCATCTTGATTGGTGATAGTAGTGGTGTCACCTCCAGTATTATGGACGGTCACAGATACACCCTGCATTGGTACTCCCTTGAAGTCAGTCACCTTGATGAATCGTGTGGTTTCTGGAATCTCTTGGATAATGGCACGAAAACCAATTGGAAAGGTGTATGGCCGCCTTCCGATTGATTGCTCCTGTAATATACCTGCAAAAGTCTCCATTAGAATGCTCTATTATTGGTTAATCTGATTTTTGCCTGCGCCCATCGTGCATTTATACCATTGGTAGTACCTCCAAATCCTGCTTCGTTCCCATTTCCGTACTTGGAACCCAACACATCGGATATGGTAGGTTTGGTATTGAATTCCTGAATGTAGAAATCCCCAGGTGTGGTGCCTAGTGTGGAACTATCATTGTCCCACTGCGAATCCAGTGTAGGCATGGCAACTGACTGAGATGTTCGAAGTGCATAATTCAGTCGATTTGGTGTCATATCTGGATTAGTAGTTGGACTGTAAGAAGTAGGCCAAATATCCGGAACATTGTTATTATCTATACTTCCTCCAGATGAGGATCCATCAAAGGAAAGTATCGCATCAAAAAATATTTTTTGAACCTCTGAAATTATATCTGACAACTTCCATGTAATGATAATTTCCCCTTCTGTTGCAGGAGATTGAATTCTCCAATTAGCAGGAGTTGTTGTTGTATCAATATCAGTTGATGATATGGAAATATTAGGATCAATTGCGTTTACGGCTATTTTTTTTGCAGGTCTTACCTTTCCTATAAATCCACTAACATTAGATTTTTTTAATAAATCAGAGTCAGATTCAACCGTTCTACTTAAAACATCAATAAACTTTGGGTCTCCTGCAAAATTATTTTGAGTATATACGTTGGGAAAAACAGATATAATATCCGCAATTAATGGGTTCGCATCAGGTCTAACGCTTCCATCTACTAGTTTTTTTAATTCATAATCAGTCCCTAAATAAGAAATAATTCCGTTGTAGCAATTATTAATAAAAGTTGTAGAAAATGAAGAAAAAGTTAATCTAACAGACTTATCAACAAAATTGGCATTGAAACTTACTCCTAATCCACTTGAAACAGTAATATCTTCCAGTATAATATTATTCCAAAAAATAGAACCATTTGTAGCTTCATAACTTCCTGAAATAGCAGGAAGAATAATATTCCCTAAAGTCTGTGCATTTGTTCTTCCCATCAAATGAACTGTATTTTCTAATATACAATTTTGAAAAACTCCGGTATTTGGTAATACTGAACCATTTTTCAAATAAAATCCATCTTGCGGAAGGCTACTCCCTCCAAATGCTTGCGAACCCCCGTTTAGGTCAATAACAACAAAACCATCGCAGATTATCTTTCTATTTCCAGACCATGTTCCTTTATAAAATCCTGTACCAACTAAAGTAAAATTAGCTGTATCTGAAGGTACATCAGCTAAATGTGCATAAGGAGTTAAAGGATCGGTTCCGTCATTTAATGAATTTCCATTCCATTCGCTTACATAATAACCTGCTGCTGTCTTAAACCCACTCATTTCTCGGCTTTTGTTAAGGTTTTTTGATTATTTTTCTGGGCGAATTTTGAAGGATGTTCCTTTGAGTTCACATAATCAATCGTGTTTTCCACATCTCCAAGTGCATGCTTGTACTTCATCTTTTTCACCCGAACCCTATCTTCTGAGATTACCTCGTATTCTAGTAGTTCTGGAGTTCCTTCCGCCATGATCTGTTCGATCAGTTGTTCATCAGTTAGTTCTTCCATAATTATGCTATTTCTACGTTATCCATCCATACTAAATATTTACCTGAACTTGACAGTCTTACAAGTAGCATATTGATATCTCCAGTGTTATTGCTCCATGTGTCCAGTTGCAGAACGAAATCAGAAGAGAAAGTTGGTTTTCCTCCCGTACCATTGGCTTCGATATATATATAATACCTGTTGTCGTAATGTGTTTCAGGTACTAAATCAGTAGCATCCTTTGTAAATGCTAAGGCTCCGGTCTGTGTGGTTTTTGATTTGTAGTTTTTGTCTAGTTTTAAAGCTGTGGTGAATGGAACTTCTGTGATTCCTCCTCCGCTTCCTCCGGTAGCTACCGCCCAAGCTTCATTCTTCCTAACATATTCCTGGCCATCGTTAGGAGCTTCCCCTATTCCACCTCCTGAAAGAGTACTCAGATCAAAAATCGTAGTCCAAGTCGGATCACCTACCAAACGATATTGGAGGTCTGTACCTGAAACTTGGAATTCTGCTTCACGTCCATCTGCGCCATCGTTTCCATCAGCACCATTGGTTCCATCAGTACCATCTGCACCTGCTGGACCTGTGATTGCTGCAATAGTTACAATATCTGTCCAGGTAGGATCACCCACGTATCTCCATTGGATTGCTGTTCCGCTATTCTGGATCTCTATTTCTCTTCCATCTTCCCCATCTGCTCCTGCAGGTCCAGGAGTTCCCTCACTGGAATAAGCCTCACTTGCATAGCTAGTTCCTGCCGGAAGTGATCCATACACGCCATTGTTCACGAAGTTGTTTGCTTTGACTGCGGAATTGTGGAAAGTAGCCCGAAACTGAATCCTGCCCCAGTAATGTGCGGACTTATGATAGAGTGCTGCTTTGTTTCCTGCAATCTGTACTAGCACAAAATCACCATCTGCTGTTTTACTTCCCAGTGTTTCAAACTGTACGGTATCTGCAATGATATTTCTGGAACTGTCGGCAGTCCAGGAAACTTGCACCCGTGCTGCGCCAACGCCATCAAAGTTGACTGCGTTCACCGGTTCTTGGTAGTCAATGATAATCCCGTAATTGTCCGTACTGCTCAGCTTTCCTTCCCATACTTTGGCATATTTACCCGTAGTATTTGGATCTGCCTTAGTAGTGTATCGCTTGTTTGTGAAATTGTTATTGGCTGGTGCTGGCTCTGGCTGGATTGCATCCCCTGCATCATTCCAAAGTACAGTAGTTACCCCTATTGCATTGGCATCAGGTGCAGGAGGTGTTACTCCTAGTTCATCGCCCTCTGTTCCTGGCTTGATGGATATTGTGCCATCGTCATGTGCCTGAAGCAAGTCAATACGGAAATTATCTTCGCTTGGTAGTCCTGGAAAAGTTACTGCTTGATCAGTGACTACATTGCTTTCATTGTCTCCATCTATCCATGAAACGGAAGCAATGCCGGTAGTAGGTGAAGTAATGATCAGTTCGTAATTGGTCACATCACTGGCACTGCCATCTTCTGAACGCAATAAATACCGAAGATCGTTGTAACGTCTATTCCCTACCTGTTTATCCCCAGTGGAATTGGATAAAGGCACATCTTCCAAACGGATGCGCTTGCCAACTCCCATATGGATCATGTCCTGAGGATCTTCGATATCGGCTCCAAAAGCCAGTCTGGTATTTTGCCTTTGTTTTGCCATCTTAATTCATGATTATAATGAATGGAATAGGATCTTCCTGACTTACCGTCACATCAAATGTTTCTGTATTTACCTGTATTTCACCTCTGAAATTCATACCGTTTGAAACCTCATAGATTTCTATTCTAGGCACCTTTGCTAATCCATGATCTTCTTGGGTAAATGTCACTTCCGATAAAGCACCCACTACCCGGTAAAAGAAATTATTGTCTTTTACCTTAGGTCCACAGCATATATTTATCCTGACTAGTGACATTATCCAAAGAAGGCTAAGAATGGTTGTGGTTCATCGAAAATCAATCTCATACGCATCAAGTCTGGCGTATCTGGGTTATCGTCCAGGAATATCAATTGCTTGGTTACATTGATCTGAAAACCATATATATCGGTTACAAACGCATCAGGGATTTTATTCAAACCATGAGTAATGACAATACTGGTTACATTCAATAATGAACCATCGAATGGGAAATATGCATCTGTACCGCCTCCCTCTTCACAATTGCATATGGAAATACTTGCTGGATCTTCGGCATACAAAAAGAGACTGCTACAGTCGTATCTTCTTCTCTCGTTTTCGTTTTCTTTTTCGAAATCAGCATCTATGTTATGTAAATAACTCCCTTTATGTGAACTGGTACCGCTCATATTCAATCGATATGCGTACATCGGACCAAAATATTGATACAACATCCAATCCTTTTTCAAATCAGTCTTGATTGTTTGATCAAGTAATGTGTAATGCACGTTTGGACTATCCTTGTAGCCCAAAAGCTTGATGTTGATAGGAGAGTAATCTTCCGCATTTTCCTGAAGCGGTTGTTTCCACTGCATCCGGATGATGGAATTATAAAACATGCGCTTCATCATGTAAGGCTCTTTAAAAATCAACGGCCTTGTTTGAATGCTCCATGCTACTGGAGTGATTTCATCCTTTGTATCAAAGTTTTTCAATTCATTAGTAACCGTCATTCCCATGAGGTCGGGATAATCATAAAAGAAAAACTTATACCGCTCGGTGGTTTTGTACCACATGCGGTATTTCGTATTAAAGCATAATGAATAATCGTAGAAAGGATTGGAGAATATCACTTCTTCATAGCTAGCTGCTCTGTGATATCCAATTCTCATTTGCTTGATGAAGTTTGGATAGTCAGGATCTTCCGAAATTGCTTCGTCTATCCGCTGGGCATTTAATCCGGCCAGCGCATAAATGTATTTGTTATCTGCAGCAATGATCAGGTTTTGGGCATTGCAAAATGAATACGGATTGTTTACCCCGTTGAAATTGCTCACTGGGGAAATCCTGCCGAATGCAATGGTAGGATCTCCTGTTTGCTCCAATGCTGAAATACCTTTATTTGTCAGTACATATACCGGGTACTGACCTGCCTGACCTTCTGAAGTAGGATTGGTGTTCACTGCAAAACCCATAATGATGTCACGCTCTCTGTTCCCTACTGGGTAGGTAGCTGCGATATCTATCAGGAAAGGATTTCTTGAAAGTGCTGCTTGAGCTCTGCTTGGAACATATTGAATGACTTCATTGACAGATAAGTCAGGCTCTGTTGCAGCAACAATGCTGGTACCTATTTCATAGGTCTGTTCTTCTGTACTGAGAATTGAGTAAGCGTAATTATTGATTGGATGCTGATTCAATTGTTTGGATAGTGCCAACTCAAAAGCTTCTCCATTCTGAACAATCAATTCATATTTAACCGCTCTGCTGTCTGGGTACCAAATCACCTCTGGGAGTGTAACTTCTGTATCTGTGTCTGCAATATCACCTTCTAGAATCCTTTGGTAGGTTCCAGAATCTGTTTTGATAGTGATAATATGATAAATTTTTGCGCTAACAGATACTTCTCCTGTTTCTAACTGAACATCACTAAATGCAACATATGGAGCTAAACTACCAGAAGGTTGGACATACATATAAACCACCTCGTCAGTAGGTTCACCTATAGGTCCAATCTCAAGCTTAATACGCATTTTTGGAACTTGTCCAGGAAGGGATGTTCCTATTAAATCAGATTGAATAGCATTAATAGAAAGGAATAATTTTCCGGGAGAAGTGGTAAGATTAGCTTGGTAATTAGTATATGGAAGATTTTGACCATTTGGTGTTAATGTGGCTTCGTCTCCATCAATACTTTCTACAATGGACACAACTTTAAATTCTCTCCCTGCTTTGGGATTTAAAATTGAAATATGGAGTAATTCATCTACTTCATAATCCCATGGACTGTTAAAATCAGTTGGAGTACCATCTTCTAGGTAATAGGAATATGTACTTCCTCCTGAACCTGAATGAAAAGTAAGGTAGTCTGAATATAACCCTCCTGGCACTGTATTTTGTACGGCATTGGTCTTTATTTTCGGTAAAGCGAAATCAACACCACTTCCACCAAGAAGAAGCCTCTTATTGTAGCTGTCCACTACATAAGAGGAAAATTTATGATGGGTAAAATTATCCGTACTGATTACAAATCCTGTAGGCCAATTTGTTGAAATGGATTTGACTGTAATAATATTAGGATCCTCTGCAGTTGGCCATTCTGCTTCTGGCTTTTTGTCAATAAATGGCCAATAGCCTACTTCATAGAATTTCCCATCATCCAAAGCAGCTTTTTTATCTGTTACAGGTAGAGTTGCAAAAACAGAAATGCCGGCAATCAAACTACTCCAGAAGGGTTGATTGATTAAAATACTTTCTTCGTACCCTTCTAAGGTGAATATTGGTCGAACTGCTTCAGTGGTCGTTCCCGAAACTACGGTGACTAACTCAAATCTATTGTGCCTTACATGGGTAGTACCATCAAATAACCTGAAAGCCCATGTGACCATAAAATATTGATCTACATCTTTTCTAAGTACTCCTTCATAGCTTCCTGCTTCTATATCAGGAGTGGTGAAAGATGCTGTATCAGTAGAAAAAACAATTTCTGGCATTTCTGGCCAACCTTGCGGGATAAAGGAATCATCCAATAAATAGTAAAGGAGATAAGGCTTTTTATCCTTGGAAACGGCTATTACAGTGACTTCATCCACTCGGGTACAGCTGATCGCATAATTTCCATCCTGTGGCAAAGCTTGTGTTTTAACCACTGTCCAGGTGTCTGGTTCTATGATGTCAATACACTTTCTGGATTCGTTTTGGCAAAGGACAATTAGCCTTCTTAGGCTACCGTCTGGGTTTTCAGAATATTCACCTATATAGTTTCTGATTTGCCAAAAGGCATCTGAAATAGAAGAAACTCCGAACTCATATGAAAAAGTTGTTCCGGATTCGTTTTTGAGTGTAACTATGGTTTCGAAAGGAACCCAATACGGGTTGCTCTCCTGTCCTTTTGGCTTAAGATTGACTACAGAATCGCATAGACCATCAATACTTTGATCGTCCAAAGGCATTTTGTTGATGCCTAAGAAGGGAATGCTTATTCGTTGTCCTCTTGTCATAGCTCATTAGCCAAATGGTTGATAGGGTCTTTTAGCCCTGATTGTTTTTTGATTGGAAAGAGCACTAGTCCTTACTTTTCCTTTGAAATCCTCATATTTTAGAAAATTGTCGGATGCAGCATCATAGATTTTATTCAATAGGTACCACTTGTGCAGGATATAATGAATCAAAGCAGAACGGATCCAGCTTTGAGTGATGGTGTATTCAAGTACTTCAACTCCTTCCAATTGGACCACATTAAACACCATGGTATTCAATGGTCCTACGGACATGAATTCTCCACTTTGTTTCATTGATTCCCTTAAATCCTGAAGTTCCTCATCATCATATGGATTGGGGTTTTCTTCCGTATAAGGATTGGAGATAGCCTGAATAGCGTTTTGACTGGTGCCGGTAATGTAATTAGCAGCACTGGCAATAAATCCGGCTCCTTCTTGGCAAAAATTATGAATAAGAGGATAATCATCTTTGGTTATGATGATTTCTTGGTTCATAGTATCTCCTAGGTGAATTCTACTGTGATAAGCAGATTGAAGCTGAGCTTCATTATAAATATCCTGAAGATCTACACGAAGGGAATTTGAATCGTTTACTGCCATGCTTACCTATCCTCTCCGTAAAGGCCATACTTATTTGAGAAATATCTATTCACCTGGTTAAATGCCTGTTCTGCCCTGTCCTTCTTATTCATTAGAACAAAGGTCCTTCCTGCACATTCCCAAAGCATCGCATCAATCAAATCTTCTGGAATAGCTGTAGGTGCTGTTTTTGGAACATAATGTAGCGTAAATGTGGTAGGTTCCACTTTATTGCTGAAACACTCCACTGCTAAGCCCACATTCTGAAAACCTGCTACAATTTCCTCTCCTATATAATCGGAAAAAGATACCAGTGCAGCTTTTGGCTTGATTTCGGTTCCTCTCAGCATAGGAATGGATTTTTCCCGGATATATTTTGGGTCAGTCTGTTTCATTAGACCAGAAACAGGAACTAGCCAGTTTTCCAACTGTATATCAATAAATCTTAAAAAATCTGTAGGCAAAGGGATTTTAGTGATTCCACCTGCAAAAATGATCCTAGTATTTGGATTGGTAGCAGGAGTATCAGGGTTAGTACTTCCAACAGGGAAGTGCTTGGTAGCTTTTTTAATAACCTGTTTGATCTGCACATCTGGAGCTTGTCTCAGCACATGATACCCAGACTCTTTTAGTTCCTTTTCAATATAAGGAACAGGAGAATCAATGGTGGTTCCACCTTCAATATTCTCTCCTGGGGGCATGATCTGATCGATTTTTGCCACTACCATTTGTACAAGTTCTTGCTCTGTATATGCCATGATCAAACAGGTTTAGGGATTACTTCTTTTTTACAAGATTTGGAAACGACACATTTAAGCGCTCAGCACTTGAATTGATTGCATCATGAGTTCTGTGCTCAGAAGTTTTCAATTCATTGTCGTAAGTTTTTAAAACTGCAAAAGCAGCTTGAATTGATGTTACATCATCGTAAACATCCGCCTCTTTTGAAGCTGTATTAACAGGTTCAGGAGTGTTTTCAGGCTCTGGTGTTTTTACCGGTTCAACGGTGTTTTCAGGTTCATCTGATTTCGCTGGCTCAGGTGTTTTAACTGGCTCAGGTGTTTTCGCTGGCTCCTCAGGTGTTTTCGGTGGCTCTGGGGCTTTTACGGATTTGATAGTAGTTGTTTCAGTAATAAGCTCTTTAAAAGAAGCTCCCCCGTTAGCTAAATTGCCTGGGTATTTTCTTAAATAATCCAATAATTCTTCATCCTGAGTGGATAAATAGGCTGGATTAATGTTTTTGTTAACCCTAGTTCCTGAATTGAAGGAAATGGTTCTGTTTTCAACAACCTTGCCTGATTGGTCCTTTTTTACAAAAGGAATTGACAACATCAAACGATTGTATAATGCGACAAATTTTGCCATGATTGATTTGGTTATAAGTGTGAATTGAAAATAACGGTAGGCTGAAACCAGCCTACCGTATAAGATTATGCAGTCTTCTTAATTCTGAAGTGAGTGCCTAAATATCTTGTTTCGATACAAGAAATTTCGGAGATCAAGTATGCATCAACATACTTCTGACCTGACTTAGCTAATTCAAGAGCTTCCTTCTTCAATGCTTGGAAAGGACGTCTTTTGATATTGGTCATATCCAATACCAATCCATCATCCAAATAATCAAGCTGATCAAACAACTTGTGATGGTAGATCAATAGATTACCAAAAGAAGTTTCTACGCTCTTAATCTTAAGACCAGGAACAATTTCTACAGCTTTCGCATCTAGTTGTTTCTGAACCATATCGATTTTAAGGATCTCAGCAATCATATTTCTTCCACCAAAAAGGATTCTATCCTTAGATCCGGAATTGTCGGAGAAAATATCTTTAGTCCAATCGATCCATCTGTTATTGTCAATACCAGAAGCAGTAGTGTACTCTAGTTGTCCGATATCTTCATGAAAAACACCTTGCTGAGTGTAAACATCTTCATTGTCCTTGAGAGAGAATGTTTTTGATTTTACCCCGAAAATGCTTGATTCCTCCATTTCTGTACGCATATCATACATTCTCATGAAGTTCTGCTCTTTCATGCCGTAGCCTGACTTTGAAGCAATTTTGCTTCTGATCTTACCTTGTTCCACTTGTGCCATAAATCTTTGGCAATAGTTGGATCTTACCCCAGGGTAGTTGGTAGATACACCAGCTTGTGCTTTCAATTCACCATAAGAAGTTGCACCTCTTAGGATTACTGTATCATCTGGGATGGCAGGTACCACGTTGTTTACTGTATTAAGAGCGTGTACCTTTAGGGTACCATCATCATTTTTACGGTCAATTCTCAATCGCAATGGAGAACCGTCTACTGTGGATGCTCCACTGATAGATTGAATGATAATTGCTTCACCTTCTACAAACAATGCAGGATTTCCTACTTCGATATCTCGGTATTTATCCGCCTGAGTAGTTCCTGTTGGTGCAGCAAGTGCAGTAGTAACAGTGTCTTTTCTACCTCGATACTCCACTTCTTCAAAGAAAACTTCGAAATCCTTGGCTTCTTCGGAATTGTTCATCTTCCTAAGAATCGAATCCATTGGGAATTCGTCAGGGCGTATTTTGGTAACAACTCTAGACACTTCATCAATCAGGTGTCCAGGATCAGTTTCACTTCTTGGCCTAGCTGCAGTTGCAGTTGCTCGGGTGTCTGCACCAGACACCAGTGTTCCCACTGCTGCCACTGCATAACCCCCACTGCTACCCATGCCGACCAATGCCGTAATGGCTTCAGCTGATCCCGGTACTAGTACCGAAATCACCGAAAAAGCGCAAATCACAAACAAGAAGGCGCTAAACGCTCTCTTGGTGACGGTCTTTAAAAGGTTTGACTTTTTCATTTTACTTTGTGGTTGGTTAAATAATAATTGGTTGGTATTTAATCTTTAAGCATGCTGAGCATACTAATTGGCTTGCTGTCAATGGTTTGTTCCAAGTCTTGTAGAATTGGATCAACCTGTCTTTTTGGTTTTGACCTTACAATAGGTCCTGAACTGGTTCTAGGCTGGAAATCACCTTTTTTCCTCTTCTTCTCGACCTTTATTTTTTGGTTTTTACCCTCGATCACTCCTGCTGTTTTTGCTGTTTGAACAGCGGTTTCATAGTTGGCTGCTCTTCGAAGGGCTTCAATGATTTCTTTCGTGATCTTCCCTTCAGCCAGTGGACCAAGGATTGTTTGAGCAACACCCATGATTTTATTCATGTCATCATCCTTGATGTTGTTCTCTTTCTGATATTGGGAGATCACTTTTTGTGATTCACGCTGATTAGTCTCTAGTTTTCTGAGGTTTTCAGCTGCGTTGGCTCTACGCTCTTTTTCCTTTTGTTTGGAAATGACTACTGATTCAGCATCTTCATCTTCTGGATCTTCTATTTGTAGATCCTCTGGAAGAATACCGGATTTGATTACTGCTGTTCTCCAGCTTTCACCTTTTTTCAAGGAGGCAACAAACGCTGCAAATTCAGGGTACTCCCCAGCAATGGTTAAGATTCCACTCTTAATGGCATCATGATTTTGAATACTCTCTTTTTGAGACTGAATAAGCTCAATTACTGCAGCTTCATAATCTTCGACACTATTGAATTCTCTGTCTGGTAGCTCTTGTCTAACCAACTCAGAATAGGATGGGTGAACGAGCTCTTCTTCATCATCCTCTTCATCTTCTTCTTCCTCCTGATCTTCTTCCTCTTCTTGATCTTGATCTTCATCGTCCTGGTCTTCTTCTTCCTCTTGATCATCATCTTCTTCTTCCTCCTGATCCTCTTCTTCCTCTTCATCACTGATCATTTGCTGAGTAGTTTTTTTCTCATTAAAAAGCTGATCATTCAGTTCATCCCCGATTTCTGTTTCTTCTGTTTCATCTGGAGCATTGGAAATTGCTTCGAAAACGTCAAAAACGTCTTCGTCCTGATTTGAAATTCCTGCACTGGATAGATTGTTAGTTCCCATGATTGATTTGTGTTTAAAATGAAAAAGCGGCTATCCCGAATCCCATTTTTGGTTTTCGAAATAGCCGCTGTTTTGCTTGGCTTTTTATGTCAGGCTCTAAATTACTCTTTTGCAGTAACTACACAAAGATATTGCAAAATTTTTTCATTATGTTGCTATTTTTCATGTTTAATTAAACCTTTGCGAACTCTTGCAATATATTCTGTTGAAACAATTTCATACAAACCTTTATCTCCGTTTTTTAGAAATGCTTTCTTTAGGTCTTTTTCAAAAGTATCTGTATGGAATACCGGGAATAGCATTTCATAGCTGGCATTCTTATCAATCGGCTCTCCTTTGAATGTTTTGTGTCCAGATAATAGAAGGTCCTCTCCCGAAACAGATACCCATTCCTTAGTCACGTATTGCTTGGTGCCCATCTGGGCAGCTACATCTTTAATGTATTTAGCTTGGGCTTTTTTCATATCTGCGTAACATTTCCATTTGGAGAAATTTGATATATAATTGGTGCGCAATTCATAACCTCTTTAATCCAATCTTCTTTGAATTTTTTCAGCTTTCTCTTTGATATTTTTGGAAATAATAAAATTCCTGTTGGCTTATTACGCTTAAACCGAACTACTTTAGGCCGTTTCATGATCCTGTCTCTGTTTTTCTGATCCGCTCCAATTCAAAACCCAACCAGAATCTAGCTTTGGTTAAACAAACCAATACCTCAGCTTCATAAACATCAAGCAGGATGTGTGGATCACTAATACTATGATCGATACAAACAGGCATTTCATCAATCATATTTCTGGAAATCTCAGTTAAATCTGTTTCGATAAGAATTCTGATTTCCTCCCGTAGATAATCCACTTTTTTAACAACAGACCAAAGTTTTATGTCTCCATCTTCTTCCTTGTGAGTTGGCCAGTGTTCTAAAATTGACACATCTGCCCGTGCATCAGTCGGTTCTATATCCTTTACTGATTCACGCTTCCCGTCATTGACATAAGGCGTAGGTTGGTTGAGTTCTCCAAGTATTTTACCTAGGAAAGCTTTGCCAAGCATAAGTTCGTTTTGACATTTTACAGTTTCGGCTGATTTGAGTTCGGGAGTGTCAACCAGCTGAATTAACGCATCTATTTTAATGCGAAGTGTTTTGATTGAGTGTAGTAGGTATTCGAATGGTTCCATGTTTTTTTTATTTAAAGTGATATAGGTTTAATGAATTTTAGTTTTCTGATCCAATAGAATGTTGGGCTATGGGATTTAAGCCATTCTAGTTCTAACTTGAAATATTCTTTACTTATTGAATCATACAGTTGGTTATAGGTAGCCAGTGTATTGGCCTCTTTTTCCGTTAGATCTACTTTGTTTTTTTTGTATTTTATGTGGAAAAGGTTGAAGTTCCATTCTTCCATAAACTCTACTTTTTCAGGAGTATCTATGGCTTTTTCCCAGGAACTTTTTTGCCAAGAAATCATTAGCTCTTTACTAGGTCTAGGATGTTTTTTCCATAGGAACCACCTTATTTTATTTAACAGGTTCAGGCTTTCATATAAACTTTTGAATGCTTTCTTAAAATCACCTATTTGTACACGGGTGTAATAGTGTATGATCCGCTCAGAAAGCAAGAGAACAACTATTATTAATGTGATTATTTCTATCATATCAGTTGGGTTTCAGCCATTTCCATTTGGATAGTTTCTTTTCCAAATCTGATTTTTCTCTTTTCTCTAGCTTATTAACCATCACGCGATAATATTTAAAAGTAGCATTGTTCATTCTAGCAGGATTTTGACCACCTGCAGCACGTTTCTTTGCCTCTTTCAATTGATGGGAAGATTTAGAAATAATAGGATCTGTGATCAGCTTGTAAAGCCAATTTTGGAGTTGTAATAGTGGGTTCATAAAAAGGAAAGTTGTGTCTGTTTTGCATAGATATATTGCTCGCTACGGTGGTTTCCTTTATCAAAATAAACTTCTTCAATCTCTAAGCCGGTGTAATGGACTCCGTAATCGAATGCTGCTATTCTGCTCGATTGGCTACCCGAGTGAGGATCTAATATCCATTGTCCTGTTTCCATGTATTCCATGAAAATAAATCGATACAGATCTATTGGTTTTTGGGTGGTATGAATCCGCTTTTCATTTAGCTTTTTATTCCCACGCATGATATAGCCCTCAGAAATACTTTTCCCTTGGCACATGCCATTCCACATATAAGGAAAAACGATTGTAGGCCGATCAAAGGAAGTCCATGCCAGTTCATAATCATTGTATGAACTGGCTCCGTTTACTTTGTCCCAGGCTATCCATCCAGTGGGATGATTTCTTAGCCATTGATCAAATTCTTTTCCCTTTCGTGGTGTTTTGTGAGGCTCGTAGATTCCAAAGTCAAAGTAATTTGCTCCCCAAATGATCTGGTTTTTGGTTTTAGACTCTAGAAGCTTGAAATAGGATTTATCTGGAATTTCCCAATTTTGAGTAACAGGATATTCACACCTTTTAACTCCTGTGGATGATTTTTGTCCACCGTAAAACTTCCTTTTCTCAGGGCCACTGAAATAAGGAGGATCATCTACCGCTAGATCCCAACGGTTTTGCGTATGTGCCAGAAACTCTCTATTGCAAGTAAGAAATGATTCGCTACGTGGGTCGGTATGTGTGATGTGGTACCTCATGCTATCATTACCCCCCATTCTTTTTCTAATGCAGATAATGCACTAATTCTTGAAGTAACCTTTGCTTTTGCCAGATTTACTTCCACGGAATTACCGATAAACTTTTTCTGTAAAGTCTGATTCCCTTTCAGGATGTATTGATCTCCAAAACCTTGAATTCTCAATAGTTCATCCACTTTGAGCATTCTCATTTTGATGTCCACGATCCCATAATAGGCCATGAACAATTTGATTTTCTTGATGATGTCAGAATCATCCTCATAAATAATAATTGCACCCTCTCCTTCAGTAGCATCTATCAAGCTTGGAGGTGCTTTATCCATCCGTGCTATCAAGGTAAAGCATGGTCTATCCAGATCATTCCCTTTGCTGTCCCACTGAGGATTCATGATGTAAAAATGCTTCCTGCTGGCAAGCAGTGTTGGAGAAGGATTATCAATCGTGCTCCCTACATTATTATAGGTATGGTTCATCAACCATTTTTCAGCATGAATCACATTGGATTTAGGTACCGTGGTGATAGATCCAACTGGATTTTCTATACTTGAATCCTGCCCACCACTGGTATAGTTGTTCATGATAAAGCACTGAATGTTCGAGTACTTATCTTTAGTCATAATGGTACCAAGTGGCTGCTCTACTCCCTGGTGATTCTTTTCACCTGAATAAGCTTTGTCTATCCAAACTGCAGTCATTTTGCAATGCTTATCATTAGTCAGGATGGTTCCTGCTGGTCTGTCAACAGATTGATGGTTTAATTCAGATCTGAACTGCTTGTCAAGCCATACTATTTGAAGCTTTGCCAATCGGTCTTTGGTAGTCAAAGTACTGGCAGGACTGCTTATAGCAAGTGTATTATCACCTTTCCCGTGATATTTCATCAGGAATTCAGGAGTAACTATCCCAAAGTGATTCATGGTAGTAACAGTCGGGAAAATTTCTTCGATACTCTTGTTTACCTTGTTTCCTGACATCCATTTAGTGATGAATGCTTGCTCCCTTCCATCACCAACATGTTTCACCAAACCATTGTATATGCGGTTCAAGCTGGCATTTACCAATTCTTTCTTTCGGTTGAATATGCTTTTTCCTTCATCTTCCAGATCCAAAGCAGGTTTTACCGCTTTCCATTTTTTTAACCCTCCGAACATACCCTCACTTCTTGGGTTCTTGGCATGGGTAGGTGTAGGCCATGTAAATGGAAGTCCTGGTTTTTTGAACTGACCAAAATATCTTGATCTGGAAGTAAGAGCACCGAAGTCAGCTGCATTCAGAATTCGGTAATCATAATCATACCCGTATTCCTGTATTTTCTGGATCCAGGCAATGTAGAATTTACCCTTATCCTTTGATTTAGGTACCATTCTATAATGTGGAACATGCTTCATTTGCAGTTCGCACCGATCCTTAAGCTCTATTTCACATCCAATGAATTTTGATCCTTTGTATTTCTTGCCATCTACTTTGCAAAGTTTAGGGCTTCTTACTCCCTTATATCGGTAGAATTGGTACTCAAACCTGCCATCCCAACTTAGGTCAGACCTGTTTTCATGGTGCTTGGCGCACTTGATTCGCAACGGCCCCCAAGACATGAATTCAGTGACATTCTCAATATCTATGTAATCCGGATCAATAGCCTCAATGTATCTGAATAGATGGTTTGCCAGTGTACGGCTGTCCTCGTCTCTGTGATCCCCTCCTTTTGCCTTACTGAAATGAGTACATTCCAAAGAAGCCCAAAGGCATATTTTAGCGTTAGGGTTGAATAAGCGGATCAACTGAATCAATCCTGTCAACTCTGTCAGATCAAAGTTTCGGATATCTTCTACCGCATGGATTACATTCTTGTGATTGGATTTATGTGATTCAATAGCGATAGGATCATGATTGATACACATGATCACTTTGGCACCGGCACGGATTACTCCAGTAGAAACACCTCCTGCACCACAAAATAGATCGACATAAAACAATCTGTCATTTGGAGTGATCCTGAGTTTCTCTCCTGAATCTGCTTTGTAAACAAGGTTTCCAAAAGTATCTATAGAATACTTGCTTTTTGGATGGGAGATAGCCATCAATGGGATTTCCATTTGTTTAGATCTTAGCATCTTTACCCCCATTTTTGAAAAAAGTCCATACAATCCAGAACCACCATTACAAGGGTTCCAATGAATAAAACTGCCAATACGGCCAGCTTAAAATTTTTGTTGGAGACGTTTTCGTCTCGGTCGAAGTCTGTCATTTTTCCTGATCTGATTGATTGATTGAAAATTCTCTGTTTGAAAAAAGCTCTTTGATGCCATCACAATTACGATTCATCTGGAAGTGGACACACTCACGTTTTCCCGATAATAGGTCATTGATCATTCCTAAAATCTCCCTTTGCTGCCATGGTGTAAGCTTTCCAAGTTTTTCAGGCTCCTGATAAGCCAGAATAGTTTTCTCGGCAAATTTTACTGCATCCTTGGCGATCTTACCTCTATTGTCACTGATCCTGATACTCCGGTCATTTGTCACTAAATCAATCGTGTCCTGGAACTGACTTGATTGTTCCCGAATAGACTTGACAATGTTCCCGACATGGAAAGTTTCAATGGGTTTAAATGCGCTTACTTCCAGCTTGTCTTTCTTGTTATTGCTCATTCACTTTTCGTTGCACTAAGATAGTTTTAAAATGTATTTTGCAACGTATTATGGAAAATAAATTAAGAAAAATATTGCATTTTAATTTTTTGACTTTAGATTTACATCCAATCAATCAAACAATCAGGAAATAATATGGCAAAACCTACCACAATGAGGGGATGGCTGTCCAAGGAAGATATTCTTCACGAGGACTGTATAAGAAAAGGAGAAATAAACTATCCTAACGCTCCTTTCATTCACTGCCCAAATGAAGGCAAAAGAACTGGTTTTGAGCAGGTTAAGTATTTAGCCTTGAAAGGAATAGACGGGGTAAGTGATATTTTATTCACTGGATCTTCCGGTGAAAACAAAGGAATTTGGATCGAATTAAAAGTCGGTAAAAATAAGCTCACCTTGAAACAGTTTGATTTTTTGGTTCAAATGCATGCTCAGGGATATGCTGTTTCGGTTGTTTATGACAAAACAGAAGATTTCCTTTTAGTGTTGCAAAAATACCATGAATCACCTTCCTATTTCAAGAATGGAATTGTGGTTTGTAAAGGTGAGGTAGTATGTATGGATTATGCAGAGGTGAAAAAAACCTTCGTCAATAATCCCACTGGGAAAATCAGAAAAAGGAAAATTAATAAATCATTTGAAAACAAGGCTTTTGCCAAGTTTGGTAAACCATTAAGCGCAGCAAAACTGCCAAATGCTGGGAAGTTGTTTCGGTCACCCAAGAAGTAACTAGGAGCTTTTGATAAAGGACGGTCGCCAGTGCCTACCAACAGTGGCAAATTTTAGGAATCAATCAAATCAATCAGGAATGCTAATCTCAAAAAAACAAAAAGTAATCAATCTTCTGAACAGAGTTTCAGCAGGATTGCTCGGGTGTAATTTCCAGTTTGTGGTAAAGTCAGACCAGGCGCACAACAATGGAAGGCTTTATATCCAATGTGAGTACTTTTCTCCATGTACCCATACAGGTGAAAAAATGCTATGGAAAGGCCGTAAATGGTACCTGTCTGAAGGTATGACGGATGATGAAGTAATCAAAACTGCCTATTGTGCTTTTGAAGCTGCAGTAAAGCATGAGATTATGGAAGGTTTCAAAGTGGATGGTACCATCTTGTTTAATCCTCATGTCAATTTTGAGGAACTTTTAAAAGTGTCGCATCTGGAAGTAACTAGAGAGGAGGTTAAAAATGCCTGAGTTGAAAATCACTTTTGATCAATTAAAACTTTACCTAAACACTGGTTTATTAATTGATACTTCATATCGTGAGTTATTACCTCTTCAATCTGTAACACATATAAGAGCTATCGAAAAAGGTAATGGTAAACCCGTTTGCTATAGGCTTGCATGGCTTCATTATTATATTCCAGAAGGCAGTGAAAAATCACTTGGAGATCAATTTGGTTGGAATCCATTGTTTTCGGCATCAAATATCCAAGGATTGCTATCTGGTAATCTGAGGTATCACTATTACCAAGAACTGGTAAAACATCACTTCTGGATTTTTGGAGATGAATATATCGATCAAGGATTAGTGGTCGATAAAAACAAGTTGGAAATGAATAGAAAGGAGGCGAATCATGTCAGCTGAAGATCCATTCGAAGATATTTTCAAAGAAGGTTTGAAATACTTAGTGAGAACGCTAATCGTCATGATTGTGGTGATCTCATTTATGGTAATGGCCTTTTTTGGTTGCGTAGCAAAGCGCAACATGAATATTCCTGAGGAACCTACAATCTGGGCTGTTTCAGAAATGAAAACACTGGAATACAAATGGTCCGAAGGCTTTGTGTTCTATAAAATCATCCCGATCAACCCAGGAGGAATAAATGCAAGGTCTGTTTGGATAGTGGAATATCCTGGTGCATTTCAAGTAGGTGACAGGGTGAATTTTCAGATCATTCCTGGAGATCAGATTAGAAGAAATAAAAAATAAAGATATACATACCGTTCCTATATAGTCCATGTGTGGAGTGCTTGATATGGGTATTTGTCAATCACAATTTCAGGAGTAACAACACCTGTCAGAATTCCGAAAAAACCCGACTACGGAACATTTAGATGCCGAAAAAGGAGTTGGCCTTTTATTTTAACTAGGGGAATGGGATGATTGCTTTTCTTTAGTCAGGCTGCCTTTCATCTGGTGGTACTTCACAGGTTCGAATCCTGTATTCTCCACAACCACAAGCGAATGAAGCAAATGTGTTTTAGCGTGTCGAGCAGGTTTGTCCCGGTGCCGTAATCCGGGACTTTTTAAACAACAATCTTATGCAGCGAATCAAATCTATAGCCCTTGGGATATTCAATGTTTTCATTGCATTCACAATAAATCCACCAAAAACAATTAGACAAAATCAAGCTATGACATGGAATTATGATAAACTTCCTTTCAATGGAGCGGTAAAGGATTATTCTGAAGTTAACGCAGGTGATACAGTGGAGATTTCCAATAGATCTGTGATTCTTAAATCCGCTCTAAAAAACATGTGGAACAATGAGAAATCTGCCATGGAACTTAGATCCAGAGAAATTGGCTGTGAATTGAAAGAGGTTCCTACTAAAAATTACCTGTCTGTTCGGTTCTTAAAAGTATAACTATGGAGTATTTACTACATAATGGGAATGAATACAAGCTGTATTATTCACTGGATGTCCTGTGCAAGGAAAATGGATTGGATCATAAAAAACTGGATAAGAAAATGCTCCCTGTCAGTACGCCAAAAGGCTTGATAATCGGTTTGATCCCTAACACTAAAATTAAGTTATGATGGAAGTCGAAGAAATGTCTGTATTGGTTAGAGATTATGACCGATTGAAAAGGAATAAAACCCAAGTAAATTTCATTTCTAATATATCTGAAAGGTTTGAATTAGTGAAGATTCTTTCTGAAAAACCAATTCACTTAAGAACGTTGGCGAAAGAGTTGAATGTTTCAAAAAGAACCATTGATAGGCATATTTCCTATCTCAGAAGAGAAGGGTTCAATATTAATCGAAACAAATTTGGTCAATACGAAATCACTACAGTTCCTACTGAATTTAGTGATCTGATTACAAGTCTATTTTTCATGATTCATACTATTGACCAAAAAAATGAGCGAAAGTAAGGATCAGGCTACGGTTAATATTACAGGATTTCAGTTTTCAAAAGGAGGCATAGCCTTAAACTTTGTAGCTGATACTAATAATGATGTAGTGATACTCAAGGGAAAAGCTGCTGACCTGCCATTATCTATAGCTGAATGTGGCCAACTTATCCAAGTTCTTCGGGATGTTCTGAATGTGGTAATTTCTCATGCAGAGCATAAAGAGAATGAGAATAGGAGAGAAATCAATTTTAATGACTTACCTAAGATTTAATGTTAATACTCCTATGAAAAACCCAGGACAGCTAGTAATCACTAAGTCAGGCAAGAAAGGCCGTACCTATGACAGCAAAGAACTGATCAATGGGAAAGTTCCTGTATATCTAGAGCTTTCAGAACATGAATATTCGGATAAAGCGATCCTTTGTGATCCAAAAACATTGAAAAATAGAGGTTTTATTGATTGAGGTATGGAATTTAGACCAGTGCATGAATGCTTTGAAATAAGCGATGAAATTAGGGCTCAACACAACTTGTATGAGGATTTTAAACAAGAACGAACCGATATCAAAAAATTCATCTTTTATCTATGGTTGCATGAAAATCCTTTGAATGCCAAATATGGAAAAGATAATTCAGGTTCATTTGGTTACGGATTAAAATTTATACCTAAAAAACAATAAAATGAACCGTCCCACCATTACCACTTTCTTTCCGGAGGATTTTACCCCAAAGGATGTTGCTAAAATGTTTCAGGAAAACCCTGAATTGAAACAATATATCCATGCGCTGGATGCGTACATTGATCACTTGGAAGAAAAACCTTCTAAACTCCAAGCCTTCAAAGATTATGTTCACCAACGGTTGGATGAAGCTGGTATCGAAAAAGAACCTAATGGGGAACACTCACAACATGGATGTAGAATTGGGGACAGGCTTGATTTGGTGTTATCTGAACGTATAAAACTAAAAGATGCTATGGTGATACCTAATATCCCGATTGGATTTAGGGTTGATGTTCTTCCTATTCCGTTCATGAAAAAAGGCGAAGCGCATTTACTTGTTCATCCTGAGAACCATCCTAACAAGATTGAAATCGAAACTGATCACGGTAAAATAGGGGTTTTTAACTCAAAGTTTCTTAAGCATGGTGAAATTGGGATTGTAGATTTATCTATTGATTTTAATAGTGGTTTATCAAAATCAGAAAGTGTTAATTTTCAAATTGTAAAAGACTATTCCCAAGACCAGATAGATTTAAAATATAGAAAAGGTTTGTGTGTAGAATGTGGAGAAAAAATTATTCACGATGGAACAATAAATCAAGGATGGACTTATAAATCACATTGTGAAAAATGCAATACTCATTATTTGTTTGATGAAAGCGATATGGGACAATCAATGCCTTATCTAAGAAAAAACCCAGACCAATCATAGTCTGGGTTTTTTGCTTTTATACTTTTGATATCTGACTTTTTAAGCTGCTCCTTGCATTGGCTGTTGTCCGCCCATTCCAGCATATTGCTGCAGTAGTTGCATGGCTTGTGGGTTACCGGCTGGATCTCCACCCGTGGCAGCAAGTTGTTCCTGGGCTTTTTGTAGCTCTACCTGCTGTTCGTTGATCGCTGATCTTAGTTTGTCGGCAAAAGGCATAGAAGTAGTTTTCAAGTAAATATCCCGGTCTATCAAGCCCATTTCAAGGAACTTGAATAGTGCATCTTCATAGACCTGTCTGAATACAGTAGAGTTCATTCCTGGGCCCATGGCCATTTCAAATTCAAGGTCTTTTACTTTATCTACCTCATAATAATCAATCGCATTATCAAACTCTTGACCTGAAATTATAATCATTCGATCTTCTTCATAGTATTGCTGTTGTAGCTTCACTATTTTAAAATCCCTTTCCACTAGTCTGGAATTGAAGAAATCAAAATAATCCCTGTTGTTCAGTGCTGCATTGTTTGTTTGTTGCGCATATAAACTAGATGGCGTTCCTGCAGCTGGGCGTTGTCCTTGGATAGCATCTGTTATTCCTGAAATCTCACGAAGCAAATTGAACTGAATCTGAAGTAGTTCGATAGCACCTACATTCAAGCTGTTTGCTTGGATCTGTTCTGGTTTTTGCCCTCCTGGGAGAGGTTTATATTTAATGACTCCATTGGATTTTGTCCATTCACTGGCAAAATCATCAATATCCCATCCTTCTGGAACTGCTCCTTCAGGAACCAAAAGAACTCCTTTTGCACTTGCTCCAATGATTTTATCCATCATAGTCAATAGCCTGTTGATCTGCTTTTGTTGATCTAGGATATCATATACCATTCCCCAAACATTACCGTCCACCAATGGATATAAACCTATTGTGTATGGTGTTTCTTGATGGTCATAAGGGGTTTCTCCATGGTAAAGGATTTTTCCATTTGGAGTTAAAAACCAGAAATGCCAGATATCCTCATATCTAGTTTCCCAATCCAACAAAGTACCTTGAATCGCTTCCATTGGAATGCCATAAGCCAACCCTTCCTGAATACGTTGGTTATTTTGCTCCTGAAGCTCTTCTTCTGTTTCTGTCGTTGTATAGGTTTTTGCATGGTATGGATCATGGACAAAAAACACTTTGGTGTTGATTTTTTCCCATATTTCAAAAACTCTACATGTGGAAGGATCTTCTGGAGTATAAAAATCAATGTTGTCTACAATCGAACTGTCTTGAAGTGTCATACCGTAGGATGCACGGTTTCTTCTTCCGGATTCTTCGGCTCCATACCATTCACGGATAGTTTGTGCATCTGCTTCATTTTTGGCAAAATTGGAAATTATATCTTCCAATCTCATATCCAATATTTCACCTATGGTATGGATTTCATGTAATCTGATATCGGTAATACCTGTGTTATAAAAAATTCGATTTGCGTGAACCATGTCGATCCATACATCTTCAATGTCACGTTTTGAAATGTACCTATAGGAAGTTTTACATCCGAAGTAACCAGATATTAAAAATTCTTCAAATAGCCTTACATCTAGTTCTTTTCCTTGATTGGCCTGCTTGGAATACTGCAGGGCTTTTGTCATCATTTCCCCAAGCTGTTGTTTATTACGGTCTCGGGAAACGACCATATTATCATTGTTATTATCCCGGAACTGCCCAAGCATATTTTTAAGAATCTGCCTGATTTGGTTTTGCTTAAGCGGAACCATGTTCTGTTCCTGGATATATTCTTTCTGGGTAATCCATTCACCGGTATCGGGATGCTTCATTTTTGCATTCCAGTGATCACCTTTATAAAAATCCCTGCATTCCTCTCTTCTTTTTCTGAAATCTTCGTTGTTTTCATAATAAGTATGACAATCTTCTAAAAGGCGATAGGCATACTCTTCTAATTCTGGATCATCAAACACTAAATTGGTAGCACTTTCAATCTGTTCATCAGACAAGCGATACTCCTTGTAATTTGACCAGTCTATTCCCGAACCGGTCATATTTTCCTGGGATGAATTGAGTGGTTTTTCCATGAGGGTATAAATAAAAAAACCCACATCCCTGCGCATTTACGCAAGGCTGTGGGTTTTGACCTGATTATTTTAAGCTAGGACTTCCCGGCTTTGATCAAATATAGGAATTCAGTAAAAAAGTATTGTAAATAAGAGGTTTTTTCTTTTCATTTGGAGTTCTTTAACCACTGATTTTGAGATTATTCGACAAACATATCACGAAGGAAAACTGGAAGCAATCAATATTTATGATTTCAGTACTCTCAGTGTTTTTTACTTTGTGCTGGATATGTGTAGGAATGATATTTTTTGGCTTAATCGTTCAGTGGCCTTTCCGAATGGTACCCGAAGGGTTAGCATATGATTACCTAATCATTGCATACTATTCCGCATGGATGATGTTTGGAATCTGGTTATTTGTTCTTCGGAAATCAAAAGTAGATCATTAAAAAAGCCTGATTTCTCAGGCTTTCTTTTTATTTGAATAATGCTTCCAATGTTGTTGGTGCTTCTTTTTTAGGAGTTACACGCTGATAATACAAGGTGTTGAATTTATTCATCAACTGATTTCTTTGATCATACAGCTTTTCTATCTTCTCATTATCTCCAGGAGCATCACGTTCTTTGATTGCACCAATTTGATCATTGATTTTCTTCAACTTACCGTTTACCAATTTTGCTACATCAATCATCAAAAACTTAGCTCGTTCTTCTTGAAGTAAAGCTCTGGCCGAAGCTGTATCTCCATCAGATTTATAAAGCTCATATGCTTGTTTTGCTGCTTGGATTTCATTGTAATTGGTGTAGTAATCTTGCTTAATCTGGTATTCTGTACCTGATTTCTGCATAAACGATCTTAATAGAGGTACTTTTCTGTAATATGGATCTTTCAGTATATTTTCGCCTCCAGCGATAGCAGCCAAAGTAGCATAGGCATTTTGCCCAAACTGAACAGGTCCACCAAAGTATTGCTCAAAACCGTACTCAATCCACTCTGGATTAATATCTATTAACCCTGATTTTACCTGATCTCCACCTGTTGCGCTATTGAGTGCATCAGTAACAGTTCTGATTGCTGGGTTTACCCCTTCAAAATACATTTGGCTGTCAGGTCTTTTGTATTGTGTTGGGGTGAAGTTTTCACGATAGATCGGGAACCCTGCAAAGTTCTGGTTCAACATTAAGTCGGTTACCGGTTGCAAGGCACTTGGAGTAAACAGCTGGGCAACTCCTTGGAATGGCCGTTGGTTATCGCTGGTAAAGTCATATCCTCCCAGTGGGGAGAATGCATTACTTGCTACTGAAGCAACTCCCAAAGCTTCCATACCTGGTTTTCCTTGGCCTGTAATGACACGCCCTAAACTTTCTCCCATAGCATAGAATACGTTCAAACCGTATGGAAGTGGTATTTTCATGTATTCACCCTGCTTAGGCAATGGAATAATGATGTTGTTTCTCCGGATATAATCAGGAATTTTCTCATAGTATGTTTTTCCATCATCATCATCGTCACTGCTTAGCCCTAATATGATGGATTGGATCATTCCAAGTGCCATGATAGAACCTGCGAAACCGTAAGCTTTCTTTCTGGTTTCTGGTTTGGCAAACTTAGATAACAGTGTTTGGGTACCTTGTACGGATGCATTGAAGAAGATATAAATAGATCCTAAACCAGCTGACCAGGTACCTTTTCTGTTAAAGTTTACAGTCAGATCTTTAGCTGCGATTGCTGATTGCTGTTTGCTTACCCCATCTTCACGCAAAGTTTTGTAGTAAGCGAATCGCATGGCATTTTCAAAGGTTCTATTGTACACATCGATTGGTTTGAGTGCAGTTTCAAAACCTGAACCCACTTTAGATTTAACTCCCTGCCATCCTTTGGCATTTAGTCCATCTATCTCCCTTTTTGCTGTTTCAAAGATTTCTTTTACCTCTTTAAGGTCAGAATATCCCGTCATAGCACCTTCTTCCATGTATTCCTTCAGATAGTTCCCGTCCTTTCCAGTTGGATATTCACCTTCATTCCAGAAGAATTGTGTCAAGGTTTTCATTGATTTAGCAACTTGAGAATAAGTTTTTGCTGCGGTTTTCAATCCTCTTTCTGTAGAAATATTGAATCCTGCAAAACCCATATCACGGATCAAGTTTCTAAATCCGAATTCAGGGCTATACTGGGTGTACATAGAGGATAACCATCTAGTATAGGAACGAATCGGACTAAGCCATCCTGGTACCTGTTCTTGGTTCAGGTTTTTCATGGCCATCGGAATTTCAGAATTCTTGAATTCTATGAATACCTTTTTACCTTTTACCAGGACAGGAAGAACATTCTTTCGCTCACCCTGCTGTTGCACGGATCTGTGCACGTCAGGATCAAAGCTTCGCATAGCATCCCCAGAATCAATTTGAGCTTGCGTAGGCTTGTTTTGAGTCTCTTTCCATATGTCATTACCAAATTCATCCTGCTCACCTGTCTTGACATACCATGCGCTTCTAATAAAGTAATCACCTGGACTTACATGCTCTTTGACAAATTCAAGTAAGGATTGGCGTACTAGGTTGTTTTCCCCTCGCATGATGGCTTCCTGTGCTGCTGTGAAAAGGAATGGAATAGGATCTGCAGCTTCAGAAGTACGGCCCTTTGCACTCATTAAAGGAGAATAAACATTCTCGTTCATTCCCTCTAATCCTGCCCAGTCTCGCAATGGCACATAGTTTTGATATTGTGTCATTAGCTCATTGTAAACAGTCTTGCTAATCATACCTGAGGTAAACCGCTTTTTGTTCACAAATACAGACATTGCTTTTACTTGCTTATTCAAGGTTTTAACCTGTTTTTCAGCTACAGTACTTTCAAAATTGGAGACAGTTTCATCTGCCCATTCATCTGTCATACCTGTAGGCCAAGTAGCATCATACTTTTTGATTTTCTTTTCAAAGTCTGCATCTATCTTGTCAGCCCATTCCAGTGGACTGTATTCTACTTGAAGTTCAGGGCTAAACATGTATTTAGCATTCTGCATGGCAGTGAAAGATTCTCTTTCTTTGTCGATAAAGTATTTTTTCCGCTCTCCATGGTGTTTGGCTTTCAGGTAGTCAGAAATATCGGACTGTTTTAATCCTGTTTCCTTTACAATCTGCTTGGCTGTTTCCAGAAATGGATTCCAGTATTTGTTGACAAAGTTTTCACTTTGCACCAAAGCACGTCCTTTACTTAGATTCTCTTTCGTGTAGAAATCTGCCTTATCTTTTACTGGATCTTTACCGGCTGTTTTTTCATTGATCAGCTTTTTGGACATAACCATATGGTCCTGCAATCTCTCTGTTGCAAGTTCTGACCATGATTTTTTGGCTACTTCTTCCGTGGCTTTTCTTACAGGCGTAGGCATGGAACCATCTGACACTTTCATGAATCGGATATCAGGATTTGTACCATCAAAATCCCCGTTGTTTCCGTTAGCGGACTTGATTTGGGTGGGGTCAAGAGCTAACATTTGACCATATTGATCAATAACACCATCAAATGTTTCTATACCTTTTTTTCTTCTGTAAATCAACGAGCTTCCTAAAAGCTGAGTGTCCTCTTCTCTATTGTTTACGATTTTAGGGTTTTCAATTTTAACGTAAACAGGCATAGCTATTTTACCATGCTTTAAAGCATCTTCTTTGTATGGAGTAAGATATATTCCTGCACCTAAAGCACCTTTGGTTGAAATTTTAAATTCTGTGAATTCATTATTGGTACCATGATACATAATTTTAGGTTCCCCATTCTCGTCAACAACCTTACTATTACCAAACCAAGCTTTAAAGGCTGGTGTTTGTGTTTGATCTTGCTTGACCTTAATGAATTTCACCCCATCAGTGATATTGCCATTCACTTTTCTTTTACCTTCTACAAATCTTCGACTGTTTCCTATCAAATTGAGAAGATCTGAATCATTAAACTTTAGATCAATCCCTATTGATCGAAGTAATTCTCTGAATTTACTGATGATACGATCTGTGAACGTGTCTTTTATTCCAGTCTGAGCAAGATGGGCAATATATTCATCTGCTACTGTTGTTTGCTGGATCTTGGTCAATGCATCTATTTTTCTACCAAAATACCTTGAAGCAATATCAGACATCATTGGATCGTTTTTCTTGGCTTCGAAAATAACATCCATTAAGTCTTGATACTTTTTAATGTATTCAGCTTCATTTCCTTTCGCTCTCTGTCTCAATCCTTCTCTAAGGCCATAATGACCAATGATTTCATGAAGTAAAGTGATATCTACCCCTTCTTTATTATTCAAGTAAGAATGTGATGCAATTAATACCACTTGAGTAGCACCAGTTCTAGGGTTACGAATCATCATTCCTGGAACCTCTGCTATTTCAGATTTATACTCTTCTAATTCAGGAAAAGATTTAATGACCTGTGAAGCATTATCGAATACTTTGATTTCAGGTTTTGTTTCCCAATTTTTTGAAATTTCATTTGCCCATTGCTCAACTTGCTTGGTTGAAGCTGGTTTTTCCACTGGATTAATGGTAGCTCTCATTGATGCCCGATCCATCATTTCTGAAAGAGAATTAGGCTTTTTGAAGAAAGTAGGTTTATCCGGAGACGGATTAGGATCATCATCTGAGAACATTGGACTGCTTACGTCTGAATCCTCAGCGTTCTTTTTACCTTCCTGCTCATTCATTACTGCTACTTCTGCAGCAATTCTGCTCTGATCTGCTAAAGCTTTTTGATATTTTTCTTCATCAGGCCATTTTTCTTCAAGGACTTTTTTGGACTGTTCAATATATTTGGTTGCTTCATCCTTGATGTAAGACTGATTGTCAAGAATCTGATTTTCGATGCTGTTCACATACTTTTTCAATGTATTGGCCACATAAACAGAACCCTGCGCCAATTCACCTGATTTTGGATAGTATCTCTTTCCTGTTTCTGGATCTGTTACCGCTATGATATAGTTTTTGAAAGGAGTACCATCAATCATTTTCTTATCAAAAACATAAAGATCCCATCCATTTGCAGTAGCCTGCGGAGTCAGGTTTTGACCACCTTTCTTCATGAGCTCAATAGCCTGTTCTGAATATGGTCTCATATCAAGTAGAGCATCACCAGCTTCACCTACTTTTTCATAAGGCTTACCACCTACCAATAATTGATAATCCTCATTGATTTTAGTCTTTTGAGCAATAGAATTGTAAAGCTCTAATTGAGAAATTACAGATTCAGCATTTGCAATTCCTTTATTGTATCGCTCAATCATTGCTCTGGCACGTCCTTGACGGTTTGCAAAGGCAATTCTACTAGTGTTAAGCTGATCTAAAAGTTTGTCATTCTTGGCTTTCTCCTTGATGATCGGGTTTCCTGTAGCTGCAGCCATGAATTCAGAAAAAGATGCACCGTTATCTTCGTCACCTTCACCTTCATCCATGATACGATCTGACGTTGCACCGTTTTTGATCTGATCAATAAAGTGTTGTTTGATTGCAAGAAGCTCAAATTTGTATGCATCCAATGATCTTTCAACTCCATAGACTTTTACATCTACTTCATTGTTGTAGAAATCCTCTGCAATGATGTTTCCTTGTCTCAATCCACGTCCATTTCTTTGCTCGTAATCAGAAGGTCTCCAAGGAATATCCACATGGCGCATGGCCAGAACTCTTTCCTGGACATTTACACCTGTTCCCATGGTTTCAGTGGATCCAATCAATACACGAACCTCACCTTTATTGACTTTCTTGAAAAGCTTTTCCTTTTTAGCATCAGTCTGGTGATCTGCCATCAGCTGTATTTCATCTGGTTTTACACCATAGATATCGATTAGAATTCTCTTGATTTCACGCTCTCCATTGAATAAAGGGTTGTATTGTGAAGTTTTGCCAGAATCCATAAATGCCAGCGCAACGCCTTTATGTTTTGCTGTTTCCTTATAAACGGAAGCAATATCAGCTGCTACATTGGCAAGCTTACTGTTTGGATCAAATGGAGCTTGAGGATAAACCAATCTCAGATCTATAGATGCTTTGGTAGCCAAATCTGTAATTTTTAGCATTTTGGCTTTCTTCGCCTCTTCAGAAGAATAGTCCAGACCTTCAATATTCATGACTGATCCATCACCGCTAGTAGCGTAGTGGATCAATTTTTTATAGAATTTTTCAAGGTTTCGACTAGGCTTGATCAAAACAAAATCCTCTTTACCTCCTTTTATTCCAGGTTTAGGAAGTTTAAGGTTAGAATCGTTTCGAACATCAGCAATATCAGTGTATAGCTTAGCAAGCTCAGGTACGTTAATGAATCTTCGGAACCTTTCTTTTGCCTTCAATGCCCCAGATACTCCAAATTCCAGTTCGGATGATTTCTCTGCAAATGTTTTTGCCCATGCATCAAATGTGCTGATTCCAAGCTCTCTCAGCTTGTTTGGTCTGAGGTACTTCAATATCAAGTACAATTCAGCCATGGTATTGGAAATAGGAGTTCCTGAAAGGAAAGTAGTTCCTTTATCACCCTTATGTATCTTTTGAAGGTGACGTACACCCATCAATAGATTATAGGTTTTTTTAGCTCCGTCTTTGGTACCTAAACCAGCTACATTGTTGTGAACTGTGCTATATGTAAGGTTTTTGAAAGACTGGCTTTCATCCACCATGATATGATCAATACCCAGCTTACCAAAATCCATGATCTCAGTGTCCTTATTTAGGTCAGAAAGCTCTTTTATTTTAGCAGTTAGGTTATCAATCCTCTTTTCCATCCCTTTAATTTCCTTTCTGGTCATTTGGGATTTTTCCATACCTCTCATTTCCTCAACTGTGAGTTTGAGTAGGTCAATTTCTTCCTGCATCACCTGAACAGCTGTTTCAGGATCTGGCAAGATGTTGCCGTAATTTTCATGTGTAAGGATGATTGCATCCCAATCATTCACGGCTATTTGGCTAAGAATTTTCTTTCTTTTGGAAGCTGTAAAGTCCTTATCAGTTGGTGCAAGTACTTTGGCTCCTGGGTATGCTTTTTGGAAAGCTTCGTAAATTTGAGGTACCGTTGATTTCTTGCCTATAATCAGCGGTTTTTTAGCCACTCCTAGACGTTTCAATTCCATGGAACCTATTACCATGATCAAAGTCTTTCCAGCCCCAACAACGTGATCAATAATACCTCCATTGTTCTGCACAAGCATATTGATACCATCCGCTTGATGGGTTCTAGGCGTGATGCCTCTTAATCCCGGAAAAGTCATGTGACTGCCGTCAAACCTACGTTTTACAGTACTGTTGAAAAGTCTGTTGTAAGTTTCAGCAATCTTATTTCCTATGTCCTGCTTTCCTGCAAGCCATGTTTTCCAAGCTGTTTTAAGCTTGTCAACAACTGCGTTTGCTGCTGCAGTTTCTACAGGATTGAATTCGGTGGTTGTACTACCATCTGAATGACGAATGGTATTATTAATTCGGATGGTCTGATCTGAAAATGCCTTTTCAATAACCTCGTTGGTATTTATTCTTGATGTACTGTATTCATCAGAATGAATAGTGAAAGACATTTTATAAGAATCCAACCCCTCTAAATAGGCTATTTTGGCTCTAGTGTTGAATGTATCTTTGATGAATTCATTGTAAACATCAATATCAACATACCTCGCCCCGAGTGGAATAGAAATAAGCTCAAATGGTATCGGTTTTGGCAATACTTTTTCAAGCTCTGTAAGGTTTTCCTTGAAAGCAGGATTGTCCTTTACTTGCTGGATCTTCTCCCAAATATCCCCTGACAAGTATTGATCTCTACTTTCGTAGGTTCCGTTTGGCAGTTCAAATAACAGTCCTTTGGATTGTTCAAGCCAGTTTTCCCCAAGCAACTCCTGCATTCTGGCAGGATTGATCTTATTATATTCATTAAGGGAAATTAAAATAGCCTCCTGAGGATTGTCAGCACTGGTAGGTCTAATGTTAGGGTTGATGGTCCTCTTCTCGAAAATGTCAGCAAGCCCTTTGAATTTCCCTTTTTCATCAAGTACTTCAAGAGCTAATACCTGGAAAGAATCAATATCAGCACTGAATACATTTTTGTATTCATTCAACCTTCCATGATTATTATTGAATTTGTTGTAGGAAGATTTTAGCTTTTTTCTAAGCGGATCAAGTACTGAATCTGGTTGTCCGAATCTTTCATTATCAATCAATTCATTCAATGATTGTCTTATTGAAATGAAATCACGGAATGGTTCTACATATTTCTTGAAAACATTGATTTTTTCACCGGTAAATTCTCCGTTGCTATTTCGCTCTACAGCTTCGTAAAAGTCCTCGTTCTTTTCAAAAACATTACCTGAACGAATAGTGTCTTTCCCAGAATAAGCTTCTGTTTGTCTGCCATCTTTAGCTAATTCAATATCATTGGCAGGACTATAATTGATTGTTACAGCTGATTTTTCCAATGCAGCAACAATCTTTGATCTTAGATTTTCGGCTGAACCTTCTACTGTATAGCCTGTTTCTGCATCATACTGACCACCTCCAACTATTTCACCAAGGATATTTTGAGGATTGGAGATAAAATACTCATTCAAAGAGTACTTTGATCCATCTTTGGTTTGAGTGGATGATTCAACAAATGGATTTTGTTGGCTAACTGATTCTCCTGCCTTTCTCTTTTGAAGAAACAGAATGTCGGTTACAACCTTGGTACCAGATGCCCCTTTAAATGCAGTGTTTGGCAATCTAACCGCTCCTATGAAATAGGTGTTATCAGCCATGTACTGGCGAATCGGTCTATTTGATTCGGTGTCCATTACTGCATTGGAAGTTAAAATTGAAATCAAACCTCCTTCTTTGGCTGATTCAATCATTTTAACCACGAAATAATTGTGGATTTTTTGCTGTGCAATACGGTAAATAGGTTGTTTTTTACCTTTCCAGCTTGGATCATAAATCTTGGTTGATCCAAATGGTATGTTTGAAATAGCTAAATCAAAGGTTCCTTCAACAATGTTTGCATCCTGCAACGGTTTGTTGATTGCTTTTGATCCTGGGTACATTCTTCTGAATATCTCAGAAGTCAAATAATCCATTTCTACGCCTGTCAGGATTGCATCTTGTGACATTGGTACAGGCATAGAACCGAAGTAGTTTCCAATTCCGGAAGATGGATCCAGAACTTTCCCAGATTGGAAGCCCATTTTGGAAATCAAATCATAATGAGCACGGATTATTTCAGGTTCGGTATAGTGCGCAGTATTGATACTTGATTTTAAGCTGCTCAAAACACCTAGTTTACCATCTGGATCTATTTCATTGATAAGGTCATACACTTTTTTAACCCGTGATCTCATAGCATCCGAGTCAAATCTTTCATAAGTGTAATTAGGGTTTCTGGCAATATCAGGAATACCACCAAAACCAGAATATCCAAAAAGTACCTGTTTTTCTTCTGGGGTAGATTCGTTGCGGTTCTCTTTGATCATTTCCACAACGAGTTCAATCGCTTTGATATTTGCATCAAAACGTTCTGCTACTTTAAAAGTGTCTGGATAGGAAAATCCTTCTGGGATGCTGAAATTAGCCTCGTTTTTCTTCCTTTGTTTGGTTTTTTTCTCAAGCTTGCTCTGATCTGCTTTACCAAAACCATCAATTTCAGAATCGTTTACTCGCTCATTTCCACTATCTCCATCAGTTTTTCGTTTGCCAGTTCCTCGGCTGTTATCTGGTCGTAACCCTGTCCCCTCAGTCTGTCCATCAGTTGATTCATTTCCTCCTGCTTCGCCAGAAGATATTTCCTGAGAGTTCCTGTTGCCTTCATTTGGCCGTACAGTTGAGGTTTGCTCTCTTTTAGTGCTTTGTCCAGACGTTGGGCGTACCTGCCCATTACTTCCTGATCCTTGTTTTCCATCGGTTATAGGATTTTCATTGCCAAATGTGTCATTCAAATATGAATTTACAAAATCAACCAATTGCTTTAATCTCAAATCAGGATCAAACATTGATTCTGCTTTAGACTTTGGAATGGTTAATCCAAGTTTTTTAATTGCTGCTGCAGCTTTTGATACAGACTGGTTCCAATCAGGATCTAACTCTACTTTTTCAGAAGAGGATTCTTCCTTTTTACTGGTTGATTCAGGCTGTTCAACTTTATCCGGAGTAGGCTTTACTACCATTATTCTACCTTCCCCAGCTTCAATCATTTCAGTAAGGGAAGTTGGTTTTGTGGCAGGAGATGCGCTAGGCAGTTGATCTAGAATCTTTTTCTTGAATTCTGCAACACTTGTTTTACTGTCTGCCCATCTATTTTGGCCATCACCGTATGGCTGTTCTTTAGTTGCATATCTCCACAGGAATGCATTATCTCCACCTGAACCGCCCCAATTCCGTGTTTTACCATCGATAATTAACGGATCATTATCACTTGGACTTTCATAGTCAGGAGATACATTTACTGAAATATAAACACCTTGGTTACTGTTTGGATCAAATAAAGTGAAATCACCATCCCCACCAGCTGGAGCTATATTGGTTTGAGCATAAATCGGCTTGCCTTTCTTGTCTGTACGGTGCTCCCATCCAAGCTCTTTTGCCAGTGCTTTTGAAAACTTAACAAGGTCTTTTTTAAAAACCTTCTCATGTTCGTAATGTGGATATTCGTTTTTATCTGCTAGATCACCAGCATTGTAATACCCTGCTAGCTTTAACTCATTCTCTATTTCAGAAAGTAAATCATCTACTACTTTGAGTTGTTTGGTTGCTGATTTACGATCTTTAATAGTTTCGACCTTTGATCTTGAAGATTTTTCTTGATCTTCAAGAGTCTGGATATTCTTGGTGGATTTACCTGGTTTTGCATTTTTTACATTGATTGGATTTCCGAATAAGTCTAATTGTACTAGTCCGCTATTATCAAGGATTGGTGTAGTTTCAGGTACAGATTCTTCATTTGGACCTGTAATCCTGAAATCATCAATTGTAACTGGAATTATTTTCTTGGATGACTCTTTTGCTCTTTGCTCAATCATCCTTCTGAATGCTTCTTCTAAAGTTTGAGGACCATCCCAGTTTGGTAAATTGTTAATATATCCTTGTATATGCAGACCTTTTTGGATATGATCCAAGTTTGATGCTGAAAAATTAACAGCACTAAACATTGTTCTTTCTTCAATAGGTCTTCTGTCTGAAATACCTATTGTATAAGTCAATTCTACTTCTTTACCATTTACTTTAGCCTTGGCTTTGTGGTTTTCGGTGAACTGAGGATTTCTGCTTTTAAGGGTTTGATATTGGTGTTCAGCTTGTAAAGCGAAATAATACTTCCAAAATTGATCAGCTGTTTTACCTTCTGGTTGTTTGTTTGCAATTCTCCACTTTTCAACCTGGTCATAGCTTAATCCTTTGAATTTCTTGACAAATGGATTTGATGAATCATTAAGGATATCCTTTCTCGTAGGTCTATCAGTTTCATTTTTAACGCTTTTAACTTCTGGTTCACTCTGCTCTGATTTCGTGTTGCTAAACTTAGGACCATCGCCAGTATTGTCAATTGCATCACGGATCTCCTTGCCGTTTAGAATAATATTCCCTTTTTCAAGTCTAAGCAGAATTCGGTTAGTTTCATCTTGATAAAATTTAACCCCTTTAATTTTTCTTTCAAGGCCGTTTTTATCTGTGTAATACCCATCTACGTAGGATGATACTTCCTCTTCAAATAAAGTCTGCTCGCTTTTTTCCTCTACAATAAAATCATCAGCTTTCTTCTTGCTGATTGCATTCAAATCCTCATTCTGAGGGTTGTTAAAAATCAACTGGGCTGCATATGCAGCTTTAAAGCTGTCAAACTTTTGACGCAAAGTTTCTTGGCCTAGATTTTCACCTACCCAATTGATAATTTGCTCAAACTTGACTAAGCCTAGTTCGGCAGACTTGGCAATAATCTTCCCTGCCAATTCAAAATCTTGTCCTGAAACACCGCTACGAAGTTTGTCACCTGCACCAAATTGGCCCCAAAGGTCCTTTAACTCGTCAGTAAGCTTTTGCGCTTTTTCATCGAGCTTTACAGTGCTACTAGAAGGATTGCTTCTAGAGCTCTTTCTTCCTCGGGACTTAGGTTCTCCTGTTGGCTGAGGATCTGTGCTATCTGGCTTTTGCTGTTCCCTGCTATCAACAACTCCTGAGCCAGTTTGATCAACTTTGTTTTCTGCTTCTGGGAGATCATTTCTAGATTGATTTCCGCCATCAGCTTCTGAAGCTGGCGAAACTGCGCTATTTGTTCCTTGGTTACCTGATTGCTCATTTAATTTATTGGTTAGAATTGTTCTGATTGAATTTACTTCATTCTCTTTGAATCCTCCAGGGAATACAGTGAACCAATCTGGATCCGTGTCAAGTATTTTTAATGCTTCTTCGTAGTTTAATGATCCATCTTCATTGGAGAATTCATTGGATAAAAATTCACCAATTGATGGATTATTAGAAAGATAATCAGCTATTTGATCATCAGACTCAAGTAATTCGCCTTTATCATTTTTAGAAATAGATTTTCCTTTTAGTTCTTTTCTGATTTTAGCAGCTTTGGATTTATTGAGTTTTTTACCTGTCAGTGCAAAGTATTTATCTGAAATCTCTTTCAGTTTAGGATTTCCAGAAGGTTGTGTGATATTCTCCGCACTGGTGAACTTCTCCATGAAATCTATGACATCCTGAGTAGAAACACTGTTATCACCTCCATAGAAATCGGATGCTTCCTGGGCAATCAAATCAATTTGTTTCCCTGTACCTTTCTTAGAAATCCAATTACCGGCACTTCCTTTGGAAATATTGTTCCTATCACCAAACCTAGCGTATGATTCAGGGTTGACTTTACCTATTACCTGTGCAATAGCATTATCGATCGGGTTAATACCTTCCAAGTTTTGGACTTCCACATCATACAATTCTGCTAGATCCTCGCTGGTTGATGCTGTTTTAACATCTTCCCATTGGCTTTCAGAATTTATTCGATCAATTTCATTCTGGTTTATTCCTGATCCTTCCAGCCCTTTTTGTCCTTCGGATGCTTCGGTGCTGTTTTCTTGGTTTTTTTCCTCTTGGACATCAATTTGTCCTGTTTGTTGCTGCGGTTCGGTTTGCTGTATTGGCTCATTTATGGTTGTGGTTTGTGAATTATTGCTTTTTGAATCAACTTTCTTTGTCTGAATAATCCTGTCGATTAATCTGTTCGCTGCTTGAGGAAACTCCATGATATCAGCAATTTCATCGCCTTTTTCACCAAGGTTTTCTACAAGCCATTTCCTTGATTCAGCTTCCGCTTTAGAAAAATGAACAGAACCTGCTTTAAAAGCTGGAATACCAAGCTTTGAAGCTACATTGTCCAATGTTTCTTGAATCATGAATGGACTTGAATCGGATAGTTTTGATTCTTTGGTTTCAAGTTTTACCTGATCACCAGTAGAAAAAATATTTCTGAGTTTTCCTGCTCCAGTACTATCCAAGTCCATGGTTGATTCTTGAAGCAATTCTTCTTTTGGTTTTCTCAACTGCTGAAGCAAGTCAACTGGAACAGTTTCAAAAATTCCGTCTGAATCCTCTGATTCAAGTTGAATTGTGCCTGAATCCATATCAATTCCAGTCACTATCCAGTTTTCATCTTGATAATTTATTGGTTCTCCTACTTGAATCGGGTTGGTAGGATCAAAAGGAGGTGCTGTTTCAGGAGAAACAGGAGCATTTGTTTCCAGGAATGCACCGAATGGCATCTGTGTAACTTCTGTTAATGCTTGCTGAGGCACCAAAGTTTCTACACCTTCTTCATCTACAATGAGAAATCCGTTTGGAGTCTGTGTTTTGATATAAACAGGAACTCCATTTCTTTTACCCATGGCGATCATCTGACCATTGATAGGATCATTGTAGGTATATGGCTCGTATTTGGCTTTAAATTCCTCTTCTTGGTTCTGGGCTACACTGCCTATCTCTTGATTCAACCGTGATTCTACTGCAGACTGACCATCAACTTTCCCGTTAAGCAAACCTTTGAAAACATCTGTAGGAAGTTCTATCACTTCACCTACTTCATCTTCGGTTAATTGAGCAACCCTGCCATTTGGACGGATTACATCATAGGTTAATGATGAACCAACGGTACCTTCTACACTTCCGGAACTTGTGGATTTTTTACCTGACTTAGGTTTCTGGCCGGATATTCCAACAATCTCCACTGCCTCACCAGTATTGCTATTCTGTGCAATCACAACTTTACCAGCTTGCTCCCTGCGTTTGTTGTTGACCAAACGTTGAGAACCATATGATAATGGTCCTAAACCTGCACCCATCAATGCACCTCCTGCAAATGCAGTAGCGGTATTTTTGGCAAGTTCTTCCCAGTTACCTCTATCTTCTTTCTCGTAATACAACCAATTGGTGAATTCTTGGGCTACTTCGGTAGCTGCTTCGGTGGATCCTTCTACTATTACACCTTTCCCGGTATCTTTAAGCAATCCATCTATCATTGCTTTTCTGCTGGAATTAGAATTAGCAAATTCTTCAACCAGTTGTTTTGCCTCTTTCTCCATCACTTCACCAGGAACAGCACCGAACATAGCTGAGGCTACCTTTCCTTTGAACTGCTTAGGCATCAACTTATTCAGGGATAGCCTTTCCATGGCGAATTCTGCACCGCCATATAAAAGACCAACTCCCAGACGTGCATAAGGGTCTACTTCTTGACCTTTTTCAGCCTTGTATTGATCATAAGTCTGCAAACCAGAACCAACGGAAGCCAAAGCAAGTGCACCTACGTTTGCGGTGCCCAAACCTGCTGCCAATGGTGCTGAAATTGGAGCCGAAGCAATTGCTGCAGCACTTCCTGCAACATAAGGCATCATTTGTCCTGCAAAGAAGCCTATACTTTCAGTGTCTGCTTGTGAGTTGATGATATCCGCACGTTTCTTTTCTGTGTCGGCCATTTCTCTCAATCCTGCGCCTAATCCAGCACCTCGCAAACCTTTTGCTTGCAATTGCTTGATCATATTGTATTGGCCAATAGAATTAGGGTTCATTGGTCCACCAGTTCCTACATAATCAGCTATTTCAGAACCTCCTTCATACAATGCAGAAAGTGCCGATCTGGTACCGGATCTAATTCCATCCCAAGTATCTTCCCACCAAGGTTTATCAATCACAGGTTTTTCGGCTGGTACCTGCGTTTGAGAAGATTGATTTTTAAACTCATTGATCCTTTTTTCAAATCCCTGCATTACTTCAGGATCATTATCAACTTGCAACCTTTCCAGATCTTTCATTGATTTTGCCTGACTAATCATCTGCATGGTTTCTTCCCTGCTTAGATCACGGTCTCCAAGTATTCTATAAGTAGGGTTTTGACTTGGAATCTCTGAAACAGGAAGAGACGGCTTAAATTGATCCAGTGTTCTTACATTGGATGGTTTGGAAGGGTTTGGCAATGGTTTGGTAACGGTTTGATAACCATCACTAACCAATGGGCTAGGAGTAGAAAAGCCCTGTTCCGCTTGTGGCTCTCGTGGAACAGGGTTTGAAAAAGTATCTGGCTGGGTGAATGCAGTGTTAGTTTGTGGTTTTTGAACAAACTTTAGAAGCGGATTTGATTTCTTAGCTGGATCTTGAGTAGCATTTTTAAGATCTGAACTTGCCTTGTCGGTCTGATTTGATGCTGCTTTCCTTGCTTCACGGATTTTTTTAAGCAGATCATTGTTTGCTGGATTGTTTTGCTCCATTTTAATTGTTGCCTTCTAAGATTTCAAGTATGTATGCTTCCGCCTCTGCTTCTGTTTGAACTTCACCAGACTCGAGTAAACCCATTATTATTTGATTAAAGATCTGTCCTTGTGAAACTTGATCCATTTTCTGAAAGGATGGGGAAATAAGTTGGTTTACACTGGTTTCAAGAGATTTTTCTATCTCTGACTTTTTATTGTTTTGATAAATTTTATCCTGGGATTTAGGGATATTGGTGAATCCTCGTTCTTGATCAAATTGAACGGCCCTTCCTGAGTTGATAGGTTCTTTATTTCCTATTTGGGAGGCCCTTTTTAAAATATCATCATCCAATAGTTCATTACTACCAGGATTATGCTTCCGAATCGTAGCAATTCTCTCATTGATGGCTTTTATTTTTTCAGCATCCTCAATAGGATCTAATCCTTGAAGTTTTTTCTCTTCATCCATGATCATGGCATCACGGCCTCTTCTCATAGCATCCAAATCAAAATTTTTATCGGATGATTTAGTATTTGATCGATTGTATGAGTTTGTCCGGGCTTGTGTCAAATTCATGTCAGCCCCGAATTTCTTTCTGTTGAGGTCTAAAAACTGCTCGAGTGCTGTAGGATCATCTGGATTGATTCCCAGTTTTGCCATATCCTCACGTTGTTCTATGGCAGATTTGGCCGTAAGTTGATTTAAAGCTGCTTGAGCTCTCTGTTCAGCCAATTGGGCATCATATTGGGCTTTTTGTGCTGCCTGATCTTGTCTTACACCAGTTTCATAATTCTCTGAAGCTTCTTGATTTTGTAGACGGTTGTTATACATATCGACTGTAAAACCTCTGTCAATCCAACTTCTCAGACGATCACGATAGTCTGCATCTGCAATTTGTAATTGATTTAAATTCCAAGGAGTAACACCATCTTCCAACCTGGTAGCATCACCTCCAGCTGCTACACCTCCCAATTGTCCTAAACTGCCAATCGCTGTTCCAATGAGCTTCATTTTTGCCCTACGTTTGATTTTCTCTTGTAGAGCTTCGTCCTGAACTGGCTCTTCTGTATTCTGAATAGGAGTGTATCTTGAACCTCCATTCACGATAGAAGAAAGAAAATCTGCGGTAGATGGGGATGCAGGTTTCGTTTCAGTTACTTGCTGAGCTTCTTTAACTTGGTTCGAACCTTGAAAAACAGGAATAGTGGAAGCATCAAATCCATTATCTGTTAATTGAAGCTTCTTCCCATTTATAGCATCTGCCAAATCCTTTGCAGGATCTCCTAACCTTTTTTTGTGGTTGAATGCTGCTGCGCTAGTCTGCATAGTTTTATGGATTAATTGTCAAACAAACCTGCATTCATAGCACCATCAACACTACTCTGCAATGGCTGAACAATGTTGCTAATAGAGTCATTGAAGTTCTGTCTGTTTTTCTGACCTACTCCAAACAATTGCCCTAGTGAGCTTTGGTACATCTGCTGGTTTCGCTGTTTCCAAAGGTTTGCAGACCGTGACAAGTCAGCAAATGCGCTGGCTGTAGCTTTGTTCTGCTTTCCTTTCATGGAAATTTTAGCTTCATCGGTTAATCCGTTGATAGCTCCTGCTGCATCAATCTGGTTTAGATTTTCCTGCTCATTGGCCGTGATTGCATTTACTGCACCTTTGGCCTCTGCAGAATCAAAATAATCCTGTCCTAGCTGGGATTTAAATAGCTCAACTAATTGGCTAAGTCCTTCTGAAGCTTGCCCTTCTTGCTTCTTAGCTCGTTTGTTGCCAAATATTCTGGAAATGCCTGAAATAATGGCTGGTGCTGCTGCTACTAGTGCTGGTAACATATTGACTTAGGTTTAAAGCAAAAAAGGCCACAACTCCCGAAAGAGTGTGGCCTAATTTGGCTGATTATGTGGGCATTAAATTACATGAATTTTCATTAAAATGTTGCATCCGCAACATAAAAAAGTATTTTTACATCAGATAGTCATAGTTACGTTGGTTTTGTTCATTGATAAAAGCTGTTCCGCTTCGGGATGGCTTTTTTTAGTTAAAACTAGCTTCGTTCAGTTTTCTTCGCTTGATTGATCTTTCAGCATTGATTTTTACCTCTACTACTGGAGGCATATGTTTTAACGCTGCCCAAACTCCAATCCCATCGGCAATAACATGGTCATCATGTGCACCTTCTACCGCACCAGTAGAACCATTTCCTTTGATTTCAAAACTGTCTGCCTGATCCATGGATCTTACATCATAGTTTGCAACCTGATCATCCCTGTATGCTGCATTCAATGTATTTAGGATCATTGGTTTTGTCTGACGGTTTGTATGGAAACCCCATGCTTTAGGAAGCCCCTGCCTTACTTGCTCTGGAGTAGTTCTACAGAAAATGTTGTCATAAAATTCCAACACTTCATCAATCAATGTGTAGAATTGATCCCCTTCATCAAAATCATCTGTATTTGAATTCTCACGCATTTTGTTGATCTCAGGTACCATAAAAGCATTGTCATACAGCTTACAAATCTGTACTGCCTTCCATGCCAAATGGTCAAAATCAATCTTTCCTGCCCAACATGCAGCCAGTTCTAGAATACCTCCTTCCATCAACCAAAATCGATCATAGACCTTGATTACAGAATCATCCGCTTCCTTGCTTCGACCGCCAATATCCACTGAAACAACATATCTATTCGTGTACTTGACATCTGTGAATGTTTCAGGCATTGACCATACTGACAATCGCCCTTGGTTTTCTGGTTCTATTTTGATGTTTTTGAGTGATTCAGGTCCACGCAAAGCATCTGCAAACACATCGCCAACAAACAATGGAGGTCGGTTGTATCTTCTTGCTTTTTGAATAGTGGAAACAGAAAAAAATCTAGCTCCGGAACTTTGGAATGCCTCTATTTCATCGCTTGGGAATTCGGATGCAATACTGACTGTATTATTTCTGTATTCACCCTTTTTGAACCGGTACCACTTGATCCCTTCCAATGTTGCCCCAATACTCCAAAGGTACAACTCATATTCATCCATGGTTGCAATCAGCTGTGCTTTCTCCAATTCATCCTTGAATGGCATGAAATAAGTCTGAATCTCAAACCACGCTACAAAAACAGGTCGATAAGTCCCTTTTTTCTTGGCATCCAACCATGTTTGATGGAAGAAGTTGCCCACGCCTTTAGCGGTGGATTCCATCACAACCATGGATAAAGGTAGGGCAGGGATAGTTCCTAGGATAGACTGAATCAAATCTTCTGGCTTTTTTCCTTTGGTTTTTATCCACAAACCAACTTCTGAAAGGTGGGCCATTGCAATATCATCCGAACGTATGGATTCAGGAGTCTGCATAGATCCAATCGTGATCTTATTGTCACGCTTTCGTATGATCTTGATATTCTGGGTGCCTTCAAATGGGGATAATGCTATTTTGTCAAGTGGGTAATACTGCGCCAATGTTTTATACATCGAACGAATGTTGGTAGCTGCCTGGTTGATGTGTGCAGCAATCAGGGAATTCCAGTTGGTTTTGTGCCGTATCTGGATCCACGCCATGTAGATCTGCACCAGTGTAGAACCACCCCACTGACGGGCTTTCAGGATGATAACACGAATAGGAACTCCTTCATGCCTCATAGCTTCCAGTGTAGCCAATAGTTTCCGCTGTGGTCCATTCAACACAAAAGGAATATGTTTTCCTCCTTCCTTTGGCTTGATTTTGACGGTCATTGCTGCCCAGAACTCAAAATCATGGTCAAATCTTGCCTCGTTGATGGCACTAGTGAAAACCTCTGGATCCAATCCATTGTCAATAGCGTAATTCTCTGCAGAACGTGCCTCGGCCTCCATCACCTGGACAATTTCAGGAAGTGATATCATGGAGATAGGCAACATAACAGGTCTGGACTGCTGTGATGTTACAAAAAATGGAAATCTACGCAATGGAGAACCTTCGCCCATTACTGGATCGTAGTGGGCGAATAACAAAGCTTTTCTGCGCTCGTTCTCTTCAATGATATTTAGAATGGGTTTGGTCAATTAGTTAATTTCAATAAAACATCCTTTTCATCGCTCAACTCAAATTCGTAATGCTCTGAATTATTCGTTCCATGCGCTATTTTGTAAATAATCTCAACTGATCTATAGATGATGTAGCCAAAGACTATCCTTGGTAATTGATCTAAATCAGTTTTTAAATAGACTATTTGTCCTATTTCATATTTAGGATTAATAATCATATCTCCGTTGTTTCGTCTGATTGCCGTAAAAGCCTGGAAAATATCTCTACAAACTTTTCATCCCTAGAAAGTTTGTGCTCACCCATAGATCTTAGAATCGCATGTACTTTCTCATGATAGAAATTATCTAAAAGAGTACTTTCATCTAACAACTTATCATCAAGTGATTCAGTAAGGTAAATCTTACCGAACTGCCAATCACATTCACCCAAACTACCTTCCTTCGATAATCTGTAAGTGTCGAACATGACTTCATAGACTGTGGCAAATAGTTGAAATCGTTTAGGGATATTCATTCAATTCGATCTTTTAACTTCTAATTCAAGTCTCTGCAATGTTCTAGAAAGCTTTGATTTTGTAGATTCAAATTCTTCTTCTGTCGTTTGAACACGAAACAAATGAACTCCAGCTATACCACTTGGACCATCAAAATCAAAGTCAAAACCATCTTTTTGAAGCCCTCTCCTAAATTTCTTGACCTTATACAGGTCGCAAGTCACTCCTATCTTTTTCATGATCCTACTTTTTCATCAGTACCACTCCAAGTGAATTCATCCACTGGAAGATGCGTATAACAACCCATGCAAAATGTTCTACCGTAGAATTTAGGATCTCTTGCATAGGTTTCAGCAATAGATTGAGCCATTGTTGTAGCTGCGCCACACTTAGAATGGACATAAGTTCTTCTTACTGGCCTCACAAATCCTTTTGATTTCTCTTCATCAGATAGCACTAAATAAATATCATGCTGTCCTGTTTCGTTTTGTTGCCCCTCTTTAAGTTTTGGGTCATTTCTATCTGTTGTTAAACTCATATTTCAAGAATTAAAAGCCCCGAAGGGCTATGATTTAAATCCTAAATCATTCATTTTTTCAACGAATGATTTTACAGGTTCAGAATTAGATATTGTATCAAGATGCTTTTCAAGCTTTTCCTTCATTATCTGAGCTTCATTCTCCACCATGTTTTCACTATCTAGCCCAAGAACGCTATCCCATAATTTTCCGTCCACATAAGCTTCTATTTTATGCAGAGGCTTATTTTTAACATAGTCATCGTGAGTTATAGCGTTTGTTCCTTCAATGTTTTTAGTTGTGTAATTCATTGTCACAACAATCCCACCTTGTGCCTCTCCATTTTTTCCTTTGGAAAGAAATGTTTGTTTAAATGTTGATTGTTTCATTAATACTATTTTTTATAGTTAAAATTATACTTAATTGATTCTTCTTGGTGTTTCACTGGGAAATTTCCTGACCTAGCAACTTTTTAAGTTGCACTTTTCCTATCTCGAATTGTATTGATTATTGATCTGCTGATTTATTGTGATATTATTCACTACCGAGCCTCCCTCTCCAGATTTATCCTCGCTCTTTTTGATCAAGCCAGTAAGATCTTCCAGGACAGTCAATGATTTGTCTTTGTCCGCAAGCTTGTACTTGATCTTTCTGCTGATTACTATGCCTTCCTTATCATCCTCATCCTTTATCAATACCTTTTCCTCGATCTCTACGCTGTTCAATGCAGGATAATGCTTAGGATCTATCTCACTCGGTTTCTTAAGCCTCCAATCGTCATCTACCAAGTCAGTTATATTCGTAAAGGCCATACTAGCCCTCTCACGAATCAACCGCTCCTGGGTAACTCCAAGAGCTTCCAGCATCGGTTTAGTCTTTGATTCTATGTATTTAAGGAGGTTAGGTTTGGTTAATAGCTGTGAAGCAGTGACTTTGGCCGTTCTCGGGCTATATCCAACCATAATAGCAGCGTTTGCACCATTTCTTTTCGCATCAGCTAGGTATGTGTCAGCAAAGAGTAATTCACGCTCTGAAAGCGTGATAATTTCCCCTGTGATAAGCTCTATTTCTTTCTTTTGCGCCATGTCTGCAACATTTAGCGGAAAGATAGCAATATTTTTCTTAATTTTTTTTACTCTAAATGTTGCAAATAATATAACTATCAGTTAATATTGGGTAATCAATCAGGAATCACCCACGGATAGGGGTTAAACTAAACAATCAGGAATCATGGTAAAACTTACTAAATCACAACTTGAAGATTTTATGGTCACTGTTTGGGAAGGTGGATCGAACTATTGGTTAGATCTACATCCTGAAACAAAAAGTGTTATTAGAAAGCACAAAGTATATCCAAGCGGATCATCTTTCGCTGAAATAATGGCTGAATACCTTTGTGATGGGTTATCTATCCAGATAGTGGACTCAGAAGATCTCAGCGAAACTTTAGGTGAAGTTTCATTAGATAAAATTAATAAGGCTTTTAATCACCCTGAAATGAAAAGGCATGCAGATGACTTTTTAAACGAGCAAGGGGATGCAGAAACTACAGACTGCTTAATTCAATGGGCAATCTTCAATGAAATTATCTATTGTTAAACTAAATCAATGCTCCTTCGGGAGCTCACTTTTAATCAATCAGGAATCATGACAATCACAGTAAATGAAAATCCAAACAATGGACTTATTGAGGTCACTATCACTAATGGAGATACCAGTACTATGTATGAAGTGGTAATCACAGAATGTGGTAGAACTGAGGTGGATCACACTGCAATAGAAGATGATGTGGACACACTAATCGAACTGGCCGTAGAACTTTATCTAAACTAAAAGGACCTAATCAATCCTTGAATCAATCAATTATCAATCAAAAACAAATCAGGAATCATGAGAATCGAAAATGCAAATCCACAAACCATGAAGGTAATCGAAACGCTTGGAAAAGTAGCCTTCTGGATCTTCGCTACCAGCTTTGCCTTTGCTCTGTCTGCAGCTACTGTTGAAATCATCAAAACAAACGCAACGTTATGGTGGTAATCAATCTAAAAAACCTCCCTGTTATCGGGGAGGTTATCAAAAACCGTAGAAAAGCCCTCGCTTTAACACAAGGTGAATTAGCCGAACGTGTAGGAATCACGCAGACTTACTTATCCTTAATAGAGAATGGATCCAAAGTGCCAACACTAGGTAAGCTACTGCAGGTGTTGGGAGAAATTAATTTGGAACTGAGTTTACTGGAACAAGGTGGTTAGATTGGTAATATTTGAATCTGAATAAGAATATTCACTATCAACAAAACGAAAAAACCAATAAGTGACACCCATTGTACTTTTATCTTGAAAACCATGTTCATAATAAAAGCAATGAAAAAAGCCACTACTGGAGTTATTAAAGAATAATACCAACCGTAATCAATTCCTGCTGCTATACAGAAATAAATAGCAGTAATAGCTATAAAAATCTTTGCTCCCAACATTCTGTTTGGCTGAAAGAAAGATCCTACAGGCCATCCATTCTTAAGCGCAAGATTGTAGTAGGTGATAACCATAATAGCACAGGCTACTATTCCAATGAGAACAAAAAGTCTTAAATCCATATTTAGAAGTAAAATGAATCGAATTATACCATGTTTGATTATTTTTTACAACTGTCAGTTAATAATTTATCTCAAATACTTGTTTTTCAGAAAAATAAATCAGATGTTTGAAATGCTAAGTGATTTAACTCGGGTGGATGTTCTGCCCTAATCTTTATTAAGGGCTTTTTTTATGCCCATTGATAAACGGTGCCTAACCCCGTGACTGTGCTGTAATGGCTATGTCAGTGCCCGAGAGGATCACTTAGCAACGGGAAGTGGGCACCGTCCTTTTTTTAATGTGCCTCCGTTGGATGCGGATCATCTAAATGCTAAAAATCCTTTTATTATGATTACTTCAGAAAGCGCCATCTTCGGCCAACACAAAAAAGCAGAACTTGTTTCATCACTTTCTCGGGAGGTTGACCTTAAAGAGACAAGTCAAATTTTAGACGATTTATTCTTTAGCTGGGTAGGTTCAGAAGATTCAGACAACACTGAATCAGAATACCGGGCTAAGGTGGTTTTTCACTACCGTCAGTTATCACAGTTTTTCAAGTCAGCTGAAAATGCTCATAGAATGGAGGTGGGCCATGTCTGATATCCAATCCTTTGATTTCAACGGTTCTTCACTACGTGTGATAGACCAAGATGGTGAACCATGGTTTGTTGCTAAAGATGTATGTGATGTTTTGAATCATTCAAACCCAAGAATGGCTGTATCTTCCTTAGATGAAGATGAAAAGGATGTAAATAAAGTTTACACCCTTGGAGGGGAACAATCAGTAATTATTATTAACGAATCTGGTCTTTACTCTTTGGTGCTTCGCTCAAACAAACCAGAAGCGAAAGCATTCAAAAAATGGGTTACTTCTGAGGTGCTTCCTTCTATCCGTAAGCATGGAGGTTATCTGACTGCTGCCAAAACAGAAGAGTTGATAGCTAATCCGGATCTTATTATTCAAATGGCCCAGAGCTTAAAGGATGAACGGGAAAAAAGAAAGCTGGCCGAACAGGAAGCTGACCGAAATAGAAAGACTATTGAGCTACAAGGACAGGTAATTACCAAGGTTCAACCCAAAGTGCAGTACTATGAAAAGGTATTAGCTACTGAGGACTGCATTTCCATTAATGTAATTGCTAAAGAACTTGGAATGTCCGCTGTAAGTCTCAATAGAAAGTTGAGAGATTTGAAGGTTATTTACAAACAAGGTGGTACATGGTTGTTATATCAGCGATATCAATCTATGGGCTACACTAAAACAAGAACCCATACTTATACAGGTAGCGATGGAAAACCCCATACTGCAATTCATACTGTTTGGACACAGAAAGGAAGGGAGTTTATTCACGGACTAATCAACCATACCAATGTTAGCTGATCATTTAGATCCTAAAATATTTAGGGTTATATACCTAATTGGAAAAGTAATGTTCTTCTTTTTCGCACTGGTTTTTATTGTATCGGTTTCATTAGCTATCGCTGAATGGATAAAAATATCGTAAAAAGTAAATCAGGAACAAAAAACAAAACCCCCATCTGAATCAGGTGGGGATTTTTTTTAAGGGGAGAAGCTGACTGTTGGTCGGCTCCCTCGCTCTTACTTTGGATGTAGGAGAACCATTCAAATATAATACTTTTTTCTAATGATTGGGGCGTTAACTTACTATCTGTTGCGTGTTCCTGGTCTTATAGGCCGTAGCCATTGCCTTACTAGGCTCAATCTCAGCGATACCCCTCCCTTTCCCCGTCACGTTCACGGTTTTGTAGGATTTTTTGAAATCTTTCTATTAGAATTTTATCAACATCTATCGCTTCACTTTCCCAATAATTAGCTTTTTTAAAGCTATCCCATTCATTTAGCAGATTGGTCACTGAATAAAAGCCAACGTTATCTCCTTCAATAATTTTTTTGCATTTTGATTTGAAGTCTTTATTGTCTTGAGCAAGAATAATGAATCCATTAAGACAACTCACAACTGGAGCCATTCCTTCCATAATTAATAATGCTAAATCAATTGATTCTCTGTCGTTGTTTTTCATATTTAACATCTGTTATTGTAAAAGTAAGTATTCCAGTCCAACCAGCCTTGTTTGGTGAAGAATCCCCACTTCCGGATTCTTTTTCCCATCACCACAAGTGTAACCGCTTTCTTTCCATTGATAAGCTCCACTCTATGTGCATGCTCAGCTTTGCGAAACAGTAGCATCAATGGCCACTTCCTTGATTTCCCTGCATGGGTCTGCTCTCGATATCCCTGCCATAAGATCAACGAGACAAAGTTCCAAGGATGATCATGCAATTCATCTGAGTCGGATCGATGGAAAACATGGATGCAGATCTTAACCCTGTTGTTTTCAAAAAGGGTATACCTGGTTAGGTAGGCTTCATCACCGTCACCACGTCCCTCACAACCGTATATTTTGGTAACTTTCATCCTAATAGTTTATTAAGTGAACCCGATTCTATTTCCTGATACAATGTATTACCGGTTTTCATGACCGTGTAGGGAAGGAATACCTCTGCCATCCCTGCTAATTCTGATTCTACAATAGCCATCTGGGCTTCAACCCAATCTTTGACAATTCTCCACGAAACACGGACGGCTTGATCTTTATTTTGAAGTGATTTAGCTACTTTTTGCTTTTCCATTGCCCTAAGTACTCCTTTCCAGTTTGCCGGAAGTGAATAAGCTGTCACCTGATCCCGTACAATCAATTGGAAAGTCAATCCACATGGAGTACCATCATCATCATAATCAGAAACAATCTTCCTGGCACCATGGGAAACCAGAATCTTCTGGATCTCTCCAATGGTTTTGATAGGATCTATCTTGGTTGTATAATTAAGGATTGCCACTTTCACGCTCCTTTCTTCTTTTCTCCAAATAATACTCCCGATAATCATTCCCTGACTGGTCCTCATAAGCTGCAGCAAAAATGTTGATCATTTCCATTCCATCTTCTGTTTCATTCCCCAACTTGATTGCAGCTTGGAGAATACCTGGTAAACCATGCTTATGGATTGCTCCATCCAATACACATTGAAACAATCCAATCCGTTCTTGATATTCCTGCTCTCCAGTGCTTTTGATCACGGTAAAGAATTTATACAAAGTATCACGGCATTGTTTCAGTTTTGCGTAAATATCAAGCGCTTGTTCTAGTTTGCTCATTAGATGGATGATTTAAAGAATCTGATTTCATTTTTATTGTTCATCAGCTTATGGGCCAAATAAACCCCTTCAGCCCTCCCGATTGCATTGTCCCTAGTGGTTGCGTGTTCGTTTAATTCAGTTGGAATTGCTTCTTCCATGTAATAAACTCTCCACCACCAGTGTCCAGTGTCCATATGCTCAACTCTTAGAAGATATTCTCCCATGTCTGCCCTGAAATCATCCTCACTATCATTGCAGATCCATGGGAAAGGATGTTCTTTTCGCCATACTTTAGCCATGATCGGCCTCCTTTCTTCTTTTCATAACCATTTCCCCAAGTTCACGATAGCTAATTTCAATAGCTCCATTTTCAACGGCTTTTTTTCGAGCCGACATCGATACATCAAAATGCTCATTTGGCAATCCTTTGTATTGAATCCACTTTCTTTGTACACCAATCTTATCAGCCATTTCCACAAGTTCTTCATGACTGTCAGCAATCATGTGAGACATCTTCATTCTACCGAATTGACCAATTGAAAGCTTATACATATCATCAACGTAAACCGCCATTTTCAACCTCCTTTCTTCTTGTTGAATGAATGACTATCTCTATATCCTTTGGAAACTCAGTCTTTAACTCATAGTCAGGTTCATTGATAATTTTTACGTCATAACAATCACTAATTTTCCTTGTTGATAAGGTTTTCAGTCCTATATTATGAATTCTTGAATGATGAATTTCAATGTATGTTTCACCTTCTTCAACTGATGTCCTATGATGAAATACATTCTGGAAAATCTCAATTTTACCCTTTTTAAAAAGTTGGATTTGGTACCATTTAGTGCTACACATAATCCACCCCCTTCCTTTCTACTGGAAACTCCCTGATCTGTAAACTTTCTGGCCACTCGGTAATATCTCCACCGTGACGGTCTTTTAGCTTCAATTCCTTGGCTAAGTGGGTGCCTAGTTGCTTTACGAATACAGGAACACCGGCATACTTACAATCATTTACGACATATTCAATCCACTCAAATTCACATGGCCTATATTGGTATTTCCCATTTTCATTCCCAGATTCTCCGCCTACTATCACCCAGTCTATTTTATCTCCTTGTGTACTTCCATGGTCATAAATTCCACCTTTTCCCATTGCATCCCATTCTGAAGTTATACCTGTCAATGAGTTAGTTGTAAATGAATAACATGGATCACAGTACTCCTTAATGCTTGTTAAATAAACCTTTTCATGAAGAGGTTCTAATGAAAGAAATTTAACCTTTGCTTTTGGAGCCATAAGCAGCTCATTAATTCGATGCCTACCTTTCATACTCCCTACACTGGTACCCAACCAAACATTATCCCAACCATCGCCCCAGTCTGCTGGTAGGTGTTCTCTGATCCTCTCTGGACGTTTGGTGAGGATCTGGAAAGTATGCTGAGGACATTTTCTGATTATATCCCACATTTCATTTCTGAAGCTGTCGCACTCTGGATGAAATACATCTGTCAGACTAGAAACAAATATCTTGGATGGTTCCTTGATCTTTAGAGGCAGATTGAAAACGGTCTTTGTTTTCCTAACTACTTTTGGGTCGTATCGGGTATTGTTCAAACTCCCACGGTACATATAGCAGTACTTACAATCCTCATCTACCTTGGTGCATCCTACTGCAATGTTCCAGGTAACATCTGTCCATTGGATTTTTGTGTCTTTAGACATTTGATACCTCCTTTCCATTTACTAATTCTTCCAATTTTTGCTCAAGTTCTTTTAAATGATCTTTTGCAATTGAATAGTATTTTTCCAAAAGAGTATCAGGTATTTCAATTTTTGACTCATGATGCCCTAACCCAATCCACCTTGATGCAGAAATAGCAAATTTCTTAGTTGTCACACATTGAAGAACTATGTTTATATCATTACCAATTCCCCTTTTAACTTGCTTCATAGGGTCAATTGTGAGTAAGTAATATCTCAATTCATTTACCTCTTTTTCAAGCTTATTTACTGCTTCTATTTTTTTTGAAACATCATCCATTTGATGCCTCCTCCCTGATTATTCTATCCTCTGTCACATCCCAGAAAGAAAGGGCTCCTTTGATCTTCAGTCCCTCATACTGCGGTGCTGGCTGAGGATTGGCTAAAACCCAGTTCCAAATTTGCTTTTCTCGTTCGTCTCGGCCTTTTTCAGCCCAAATACTGGAATGATCCATGACACAATCAATTATTTCTACTGAGCAAAGGATTTGGGATATAGGAAATAACCTTGATTCATGAATCATTTCATCAGTCATTTTCGCATCTAAATCCAATCTTTGTTCAGGAGTAAATAATCTGTTTATTGTTCTTTCTCTTTGATCACATACGGCTGCTGCATGAATATAAACCCTCCCTCTAAAGTTAGTTCTCCAAGTACGGTTTTCAATATCCTTGATTCCTTGAGCAATTAGCCATGCCCAAGGGTTTTTTACTGTTAGTGCTTTATCCATTGCTACCTCCTTTGTAATCAGGATTTTTACCATACGCATACCAGTAGTTTTTTTTATACTCCAAACAATCGGATGCGTACTCTACATAGATATACCCTGCTGGAGTAATTACTCTCCATGGCATAGTGTATTTTTTGGAATCAGACATTTGAAGCCTCCTTTCCTGTTTTCTTTTTTGATGGATCCAGAAAGAATTCCTCAGCTATTCGAACCATTCGTATTAGTGCTTCCTGCTCACTTATTCCAGTTATGGTGTGGAATCTAAGTTGCATACCTAGCTTATTGAATAATGGATCCAAATGGTCTGGCATCGACACCACATCATTCACAGGTTTAGTCCAATCCTCAGATAAAGGATGGTTAGCGTGATTACCCATTGGATTCCTCCTTTCCGATTAAGTTCATCACATCGCTTTTAACAAAGCTGCATTTCCATAAGTCAAATTCATTTGCTTCTAGATTCCTTAATCCGTATTCCAGGATCTCTTTATCCTGTTCCAAATGCTTTATCTTTTGATTGATCTCCCGAATCTTTGAATCGATCCTGAGCTTTAACCGGGATTTCTCCACAGCTGGTGATAGTGTTTTTTCCATTTCCTGATTGATTTGATTGATTGCTACGAGCCAACTATTAAAAATCTTACAGTGTCAGTGACGTTAGGAGTCTCGGCCCTATTAGACGCTACGTTCTGCACTATTTTTTGAATTTCCATTAGACTCATTCCAGGATGATAATACTTATCCAATGCCTCGCTGATTGATTTGGCACAGTTCTCCCTTTGCTTTTGACATAATCCTTCTTCAATCTGCTGCAGTTGAGCTTGGCTTCCTGTAAGAATGATTTTTTTGATTTCATCTAAGTCCTCAGATGATACTTCGATCTGGTGGTTGTTTAGGAAAAATTGACGGACTTTAGAAAGGTAATCGCTCATTTTGTCTAATGTTTAAGTGGTTTATTGTGTATAAAATTGCTGTTTGGTTAAACAATGGCTCTAATTATCACTTTTTTCAATTTTACCATTTACCATAAGTCATAAATTGTCAGTAGTAATTAGTTATTTTCTTCTGTCCGGGCTTCCTTTTGGAAACTCTATAATGTTGACCATTTCCCTTAGCCTGCTAGCCACTCTACTACCGTAAACATTTTTGATCTGATCTGCAGAAAGATTCGTGGTAAAATGCACCTTTCCAGATAACCTCCGTGAATCATACACCATCTGAATCAAGTCAGCCATTACATTGGATTCATTGCCGAAATGCTTTTTCTCTGAATCAACTCCAAGATCATCAAAGCACCAGGAGAAAAAGGATTGATTCCAATATTCCCGAGCAGCTGGATTTTTGGCCCCTCTGGAAAATGGTGTCATAGCTTCATATCCATTCTTTGAAAACTCTACTGCCACATCCAGACAAGGCATAACCCTGTAGCTCTGCTTTGGATTCTTCCGGAAACAGGACATGATAGATGATTTGCCTGTCCCTACGTCCCCATGGAGTAATATCCCTTTGTGTAAACTGTAGTTTTCCTCTGTTCTTTCGAAGTTTGGACTGTTTGTGAAGTACATGCAAAGCAGGTTGATCAATGGCTCCGAGTATTCATCCAATACAAACTCTCTTTTGAATCGGTTTTCATAGGTTTTAAGGAAATGATCTTTCATCTGCTGGGTAGTCGGTACTGGCTGTTCTTCCAGTGATTGTAGTCTGATACGCTCCCAATAAGCTTCTGAATTTTTCTTTCCAATGTATTTTCTCAGGTAATCATCAAGTACTAGCGCAAGTTCTTCCTCCTTGATCCCTTCAGCTTTACAGTTTGCCAAAACCACTTCCAGTGTTGGGTTCTCTAGCTGTTTTTCTAGTAGTGTGGTAATTTTTTCCATCTGATTTTATGAATGGTTCTGTATTTTGAAATTTTGATTTCCAGTTTGAAATAGGTTTGTTAAAGCCATCTTTCCAGCCAGCATCCTTCCAAGCCTGGTATTTACTCTCGATCTGCACTCTCTTTCCCTCATAATCCTTCCCATTTCTTTCCATCCACGATTTGGCATAGTCTAGAAACTCAGAAAGCTCCGGGATTTCATTTTTCTTTTTTGGCGCAACTTTTTTCTTTTTTTCATCTGGCTGTTCAGTGGCAGGTTGTTTGGTGACATTTCCATCGGGTTTGAAAAAAGAAACTTCAGAAACAGCCATAGCTATCGGTTCGGGAAGCGAACCGTTTCCATTTTCGCTTTCTATTTCATTTTCTATTTCCTTTTCAATTTCAATTTCAATTTCCTTCCACCGTTGGGCAATGGTTACCGAACCATTCTCCAATGATTCAAAATCGCTGATTCCAAGCTTTAAAAGCCACTTTTTTATTTTCTCTGGTAAAGCCTCTAAAATCTTTTTTGCTGAAATAATCATGTTGGAATTCATCTGCTGATTCTTGATCCAGTTCACAATTAGGATATACCCATCATTGTAGAAGGCTTTCGAATCATTCCCGAACCGTTCCATAATGGTTTCGCAAACATCAATATCAACCCCTGTTTCATTAGAGATTCTCCGTAGGCTGATCTCATAAATACCCAGAAGATTGGTTTGCTGATTGGTCAGGAGATAAAGCCAAATAAGCCTCTCTGCGCTGTTTAATTCTTCAAACCAACTATCTGCCCACATCCTGGTATTAATCACTCTCTTAGCATCCATTTAATCTGAATTCAAATTGTTTTAAGGGTGTGTAAAACCTCCCGATTTTCAGGAGGTTTTTGGATTAAAATGGTAGATCATCGCCTTCATCCTCTAGTACCTGTGCATCAGTGATGGTTGGTGTTTGAGGTCTATTGAAAGGACTTGAATTTGATTGAGGTGCAGTAGCCTGGTTTTGTGAATTATTGGACGGTGAAGGGCCAAAACTGAACTTCATCAAATTCAGACTGAGATTGACAGATACCTGCCTTTGGTCGTTTTCCCATGTACTGAATGACGGTTCTCCCACTACTGTCAGGTAAGTTCCTTTCTTGAAGTGATTGGCAAGGTTTTCATTCTGGCTGAATACTGTCCACCAGTTGGTTTTTTCCACTTTTACACCCTCCCTGTTTTTGAAAGATTTATCAACGGCCAAACTGAATTTAGTGTACTTCCGGCCGTTGCTTTCCTTAAGCTCGGCATCCTTACCTACATATCCAGATATTGTGATTAATTCCATTAAAGCTTGCGTTTAGAGGGTGAGTCACCGAAGTACTTTCGGTAAGGGAATTTGATTAGGATGATAGCGAAAATGAGTAAAACCACTATCCAAAGCATCGGGTGATCACTCCGGAAAACAAACATGATCGTAGTAACCATCGCGATGATGGCTAAAATGAAGTAGAGGACTTTTAGGATTAGATTTTTCATGAAAGAAAGGGTTTAATTGTTTCCTAAAATGACAGGAGTATTCCCGTCAGTAATTATGATTCTATTGCTTGAAGTCTTGATCGCTTCAATCCATTTTTCCGCAAGTACTTCCTTGGTCAGTCCATTGGACTTAATCCTGTTTGTTTCAGCATCAATTTTGGCCTTCTCAAGCAGCATCCTTGAAGTTTCCAGTTCATTCTTTACTTTGTTGGCTTCTTGGATTGCTTTATTTCTATCTTCTACTGCCTGTGCCATGGATGGGGGCGGAGTTAATCCAGAAGTAAGCGTGGTTAATTCGAAATATTTGATTTCAAAATCATTCAGTAATCGCTTCTCTACCGATTTTTCAAACCCATCTAGGTTGTTCATCAAAGAATCAGTGGTGTAGAATCTGGCTTCTTCCCTATAAGCATCAGTGACCCGTTTATCAAGTATATTGGTTTCTACTAAGTCAAAGAATTCATCTGGGTAATTGACATTGTAGTTTTTGTAATCGAGCACTATGTTTGGTCCTTTACCACGAATTGGTTTATAGGTGTATGCTGGATCTACAGTGAAAGTACCTGCATCTTTGGTGGTAATCTTAACTTCTGAAGGATCCCCTTTTTGCTCCCACATCGGAACCTGATACAATTCACTTCCTGGACCCAAAACCCCTTGGGCTCCAGTTACTACTTTAAATGATTCAATACCATTTCGACCGTAGTCAGTCATTAGTACTCCTTCGTAATTCGGCTCTGGTCGATTACATGAGAACATGATCAATACTGCAAATAGCAGGTAGGTAGGATTTTTCATTTTTTTGATGTTGTTGGTTGATTTTTTGATTTTTTGTTTCGCTTATTTTTGTTCCGGTTAGCGAATAATCCCGTACCTAATAACCCTTGAGACAATCCCAAGGCTTTACGCTGTCCACGGTTGAGCTTATAACCTTTGAACCCGTAGTTCTTATGCGCCCAGGATAGGTAGTTTCCTGATTTGGGCTGCTTATCCTTAAACTGAGCTTGTACCTGGTAGATATTGAAAGTGAATGCAAGGAAAAAGACCAAACAGGCTGTGACAGCAGGTTTGATGAATTTTCTAAGGATGTTCATTGCTATTTGGATATTTTCTACTCCGTCAGTTTTACGATCTTCTTCATCCATAGCTTCAAATCCTTCTATTTGCTCAAATGCCAATTGGATTGCCTCCTGCATCTTGAAATCTTCAAAAATGCCATCGATTTCAGTCTTGGTTAACCGGAGTCTTTTGAATACCTCGATCGTGATATCAATATCGTATGTGGCATCATGAAGCTTTGATTCATCTATTTCAATTCCGAGTTGACGGGCTATCGTCATTAACTGGAAATTTGGCATCGTGTGCCGTATAGGCATCAACTGACGTATAGCCAGTACTCTAGTGCACAATACATCAGGCCAAAACCATGAGCCAAAATAATCGTCTCCATTCTGAAGGAATAAACCTCTTAGGAAATCGTTGTCAAAAGGAGCATTATGGGCAAGGAAAAAGAACTTATCTTTTGAATCGTACTTATCTATATACTTGCCTAAAATCCCGACAAATGTTTTATACCCTTCCTCAAACGGCATGTAAGTTTTTAACTTATCAATTTCCTCCTGGATCTGCTCAGGGGTTTTATTCTTTGATGGGTTAAAAGCATCTGGATCTATAGCAGCTTTAGGATTTGGCTGCATCAAAATTTCAAATCGCTCTTTCTCTTTCCCATCGATATAAACTATACCGGCAATTTGCCAGATCGAATGTTTACCGGGATTTGTTCCGGTGGTTTCTGTGTCAACTGCTAAAATTTTCATTGTTCCTGATTTTCTTGATTTTTTAACTGATTGTAGTTTGCTCTCACCCTAGTCAATTCCTCCATCAAATTTGCGTATCGGTGATCCATCAATCTTATTTTGGATTTTTGGATCATTAAAGCCGTTAGAAAAATCACATTCCCTGCAAAACTCAATAGGGAAAAGAGTATAAATAGTGTGATTGGATCCATAGGAAATGAAAGGGTATAAATTGGCCAGATTGCTCTGGCCAAGGTTGATTATTGGTTGTTTACCCTGATACAGGTGAATTTTTCTTTTAATAAGTCCACTTGTGACTTGATGATATTTTCAGTGAATTCCCTCTGCTGCACTTCAAGTTCCATAGTGAAGAACCCAAATTTTGCTTCTGGTTTACCCGAAGTCATATCCACTTTGATTTCTACCTCAGCTTCAAATTCTACTGGATCACAACCTTCAAAAAGAGGCATCTTCAAAAAGATTTGATCAGGGATGTTCGCTTTGGTTTTGTCGAATTCAGTACTGATTATATCCTCTGTGTTCCCTTTGCTATCATCAGCCTTTTTTACCAGTGTTTTGAACTGGGCTGAGAAGTTCTTTAGCTCGTTTCTGAGTTGTTTTACTACTCCTTTGGTAGCAAAGCAATGAGGGTACTTCATGATATGGTCAATGAAAGTTTTGTTTGTAAACTTCCCGTCTACATTAAACCCAAATAGCTCTACTTCTTTATTCGGTTTTAAAACTCCGTTTATCTTTGTATTGACTGATTGACCAGGATTAAGCGTAAGTTCAATCCATGGATTTTTAGGATTGTTGGAATACTCAACAATAGCCTGTTCATTTGGAAAACGGTTTACTGGGGAATCGTTGGAAAAGCCTACTGATCCAGATCTAGGAAATATGCTTTTGGCGTAAATAGCTGGAGCATTAATATCCCCACTGATTTTAACAGATTGCTCTTGGACTGTTTTTAAAGGCTCTGGCGCAGCCCCCTCTAGTAGGTGGATTACAATCGGTTTTGCAGGATCGTAATTTTCAGGCACTACAACTTTGATATTTTTTGACATTGATTTGTATGGTTAGAAATTTGAAAACTGATTATTTGGCGACCTTGAATGTGCTTTCTTCTTCATCATCATCCATGGCAAACATTCCAAAGAATATCCTTCGCTCTTTGATGGATAGTTTTTTGGTCCTTTCCTCTATTACATTTCCTTCATTGTCAAAGAAGTACATGAACCCATCCTCGTTAGGGATTCCATAGATATCCACATCATATTCTGAATATCCTTTTTTGACGATTCTCACCAGTTCATCCCGCTGTTTTGTGATCTTGGTTATTCCAAGAGAAGCAGGAATAGAAACTTCAATGTCCTCTTCACGACCTTTGGTCAAAGAATCGTTCACCCTTTTTTTAAGGTCTGCCAACTCTATAATTTGACTTGTCAACTCGGTTGATCTTTGGTGTTTTTCTGCCAATTCTTCATCGGAGAAGTAATCACGTTTGGTGTGTACTAAATCCTGTCTGGAATTGTCAATGATCCATTGAGCTCTAGCCTCAACGGTCAATGCCTGTGTTTGCTTAATTGCGTGGTGTAACATAAGTGTATAGGGAAAGTGGGGGATTGCTCCCCCGTGGTTGATTGTTAGTCTCCTGAGTAATCTTCTCCGCTGATCCGGATTCCTTCCAACCCTTCCTGATTGGTAGCTTCTAGTCTCTTGAATGCCCACCATGGTTGAACCAATTCTATTACTCCGTGATTGTCTCTCGGTGCATAGATGTCATACCCGTCCCAAATCTGCTTTTGGATTGTGTTTTCAAGAATATCCAATGATCTTAGGAAGCGGTGTTTACCTAATTCCCTATCCTCAGCTGAGGTGAAGAATACTGCAACACCATAAGGCTCTACAGTTTGGCACATGATGGTAATTATGGTTCTGAACTCCCTGTCAGTTACTTCTGAAAGGGTTTCCATATACATACCATCCGATAGATCATAATCGTACTGTGCAAAGTCGTAGATGAATTTTGAAAGGTTCTGTGCTTTGGTAGTCTTGACTGATATAATGGCATCCAAACCAATGTTTTCAGCAAACTGCAACCCATCAGGACGAACCTTCAATGGTATGCCTGTTCCTTTATAATCCTTCAAGTATGCACTACATTCACGCTTGCAATGCTTGATGATTCTAGGAATGATCCCGTTACCATAAGATTTCAGGTTCAATTCAATCACTTTGATGATTGAATAATGCTCTTCGGAAACTGATTCCAGACCTGCAGCGGTTTTCAAACCTTCGATCAAACCTTTCTTATGGTCCACCTTTGGTTTTGCATCATCATAAGAGATTTGATCTTTGATAAGCTCAATAGTGGATTCCAATCTATCCTTGGCAGGAATTTTTGAATCTTCCAATTCATAAGTTTCTAGGAGTTTTTCAGTCCAGAATTTTACAAGGATATCGCAACCATCATGTGATGCCAGGGAAGCTTTAGGTTCTACTACTACTCTTCTGAACTTGGTAGGTTCCAGAATGGCTTCATGCATGAATGTGCCAAGCTCAAAGTGACTTTTCTTCTCCTTCTCTGGGAGTAGATCATTCAAGGCAAAGAATAGGTGTCTAGGTGTACGCCCTGCCTTTTTAAGGTCTGAACTCTGAAAGAAACCTTTAATGGTACCATCTTCATTTCTGACGATCTGACCATCTTCACCGATTTGAACCCTAGAATCTTTCAGGTATTTTTCAAAGCTGTCACGGACAAAATGCCCGTTAACCCTTAGATCCTTGGAATAAATATGTTGTGTAGGTTTATCCCAGTTGAGGTTCATCCAGTTCAGCCATTGATCAAGAGTAGGATATTCTCCCAACTCAAAATCATTTCGGCTGATAATGGCCTGCTTGTAAGTCTGACCTTGGTTTTCTTCCTCCTGGTCTGGATCTACTAGGTTTTCACCTTCAGTAAAGCCTTTTTCAAGGGATGAAAGGTCTAAGTCTTTTGCCTGTTCTTCAATTTCTCTGGAAGTCTCGGCTATTTTAAGGAAGCTTGGTTTTGAATTATCCATTTGCCTTACCTCCTTCCAGTTTTGGAGTAATGTTGATGCGAAGTAATTTCACCTCAAACATATTCGTACTCCCTTTTGAGGACTTGTTTTCCTTTTTACCTAGGAAAGTGATTTCAATAGGTGTATTAGGCTCCAAATGCTTTACTGCATCAATTAGCAGTTTTTGACCTGCCAGAAATGGCCCATCACTGGTGAAGAATGCACCAACAATGATCATTTCCCCTTCCTCATTTGGGATTTCTTTGATCCCCATGAAATAAGCTCTAACTGGTTTGTTTTTAAATTCAAACCATTCTTCTTGCTTACGATATTTCACCGTAAGATCCATTCCTGTTTCAGCTTGTTCAAGCCTTCCAAGAGACTCAGAATTAGGTATGAACAATGTTCCAGCATTGAACATAGCTACTTCTTCTTTTTGTACTGGTGCTACTTCTGTTTCCTGATTTTCAGCTGTAGTCACCAATTCTTCCTGATTTTTAGCAGCTGCTTTAGCTGCATTTCTTTTACCTGTTGGCATGATTGATTTATTTATTTTAAAAACTCGATTTGATTACTTGCGAAAGCCTCTTGAGAAGCTTGTTTTTTTCCGATTGAAGCTTTGAAATGACAAGCTCCATAGACCTGATTTTTCCTTTTAGACCGTGAATAATCCCTTTCAAGGCGGTTACTTCTTTTCTCCAAAAAACATCGCAGTTGATTGCATGAAAATCCTGAACCATGAATTGAATGACATCTTTCATTTCTTCGATCAACCAGAAAGGATCCAGTGTCCTTTTACTGTTGTCGTAGTCATCATCTAATACCCATTGGTAGAATTCGGTCAACTGGTATTCAGTTTTTCGTTTCTTGTATAAAGGGAATGTGCTCCAGATAATAATGATCTGTTGGTCTGTGATCTCTATTTGATGAAATTCAATCACATCCAGATTGATGTGATTATTCATTGTTATCCTGGACCCAAAGTTTACGATGTGCGAATGCGTAGTCTCTTAATTGATCCTCCCAGGCATCTGCGATCAATGTTTTTTCATTGTAGAAATGACCTCCTTCAGGATATTCATCAAACCATTCTTTTTCAGAATTGAAGTCTATACCCTCTTCACCATTTTCTTTCACCCAATCTTCGATATCCTGTTTCGTGGTTTTTAAGAAGAATCCTTCTCGCAGATCCATTATTACAATCCCGAACAACTTGTTTGTAGAATCCTCTATTAATTCTACATGCACCTGATTTAATGTTGATTCCATTTTTGATTTGATTGATTGATTCACTTAAATATTGCTTCTATGCGTATTAAGACTTAACTGATTCTGGTTCAGCATTTTCAAGAATAGAATTGAGCTCTTTCTTAAGTTCATCAGCTGACTTCGCCATTTTGAAAATGACTTCCATGATGCGTTTATTGGAGTGCCTTCCGTTGATCACGTTTCCTGCAGTTGGTCTAGTAGGAATGCGCTTTTCTTTGGGAAAAGTCCTTTTCCATTCCTCTACAAAATCCGGGTACCAAGAGCCTCCAATGACAGATTTCAATCGCTCAGATTTCTCCTGGCTGATAAATCTATATTTTGGATTATTGCGTTTTTTTGTAGATTCGTTTTGTTTTGCTTCCATTTCGTTGTAAGAATTAGTTAGGTTGCAATGCTTTAATTTGCTTTTGCAAATGATTGTGTTGTAATTCTACAAAACTTCAATGAATAAAGTAAAAATATTTACGTTTTTTATTGCATATTTTTATAACTAGTTGATAATCAGGAATAAAAAATATATGGATCAAAAAGAATTAAGGTTAGAAATCACTAAAAACTGGGTGATTGCCTTAGATTATCTGATCGATTCTGGCAGGATTAAAAACTATCGCCAGTTCGAAGAATTGACAGGAATAAGAAACCAACGGGTTTCCGGGCTTAAAAAGTCTGTAACTGACGGTGCTGAATCAACCAATTACATCAGTGTTGATTACATCAGGATATTGAACGAACAGTTTGGAGTATCTACGGACTATCTACTATATGGCACAAAACCAATTGTAATTGACCCTGAAGCACAATTGGTTAAGGATGTTGAGCGGTCGGTTTACGGAAGTCAATCCGTCAATGAAAAAATCCATTCGATGCATCAACAGATCGAATATCTAGTAGGTAAAGTCAATAATCTTGAAAAATCAGTGGAATTAACCGAAAGGGAAATGAGGCTAATGAGAGCAAAATAATACGTTGCAAAATTTACTTCATCCCGAAAACCATCTTGAATTCGTTAATGATCTCATTTGGTTGATATCCGATATATTTTAAAGTAGTCTCAGTGTTTTTGTGGCCAAAAATTTTAGATAAAATTATAAGGCTTCCTCCCATATCAATAAACCTTCTCCCAAAGGTTCTTCTACCGGTATGAGAACTGAACATCTTGTATCTATCTACCTCTAAAATCTGCTTATTGGATCCAGAAACTTTTTGTTTGTGATAGATCCCTTTTACTACTGGGCGAACAATTATTTTGATTGATTCATTATAAAACTGCTGACTGTAGCTAGGTACTTTGAAATCGTATTTTTTAAGGGTATTATAAACTTCATCTGATAAAGGTATTTGGTAATCCAACCCTGTTTTTACCATGATCACCCTCAACATCCATTGCCCTTTTTGTTTCGTGATCATCTGGGGAGAAAAATTCAAATCAGATTCCCTTAATCCTGTATGACAGGAAATAACAAATGCATCCCGAATGTGCTCGAATTTCGGATTGATAAAGTCTTTTAGCTTCATGATTTCCTGAACTTCTTTCCAGGTAGCTGCAAAAGGTATTTTTGGCTGTGATTTCCAATTGAATTTGTGGATTTCATCAGATACATTCATTTTAAGTTCAATACCTTCTTTTGCTAATGACTTGATGCATTTGAGGTGTCTATCTTTAATTGTGGAGTTCTCGAGCCCTAGGCCAACCAGATAAGTGCAATAGCCAGTTAAAAATGATTTGTCAATCTCCTCAATGCTTATTCCTGGTCTATATTGCTCAAGATGGGTTTTCACCTGGTCAAAATTCCTTAAAGTATTATGGGCTTGAATACTCTTGTACTTTTCTTTATAATCAATTACCATCTGCCCAATCGTGTATTTTCCAGAAATAGTATTCTCAACTTGGTTTCCCGTAACTTTCTGGAGATAGAGTTCCTTAAGTTTGTCGGGGTGTAAATCCAATAGATTGATAGAGTATTCAGAAATTATCTTTTGGAGAATAGAAAGCTTTGTTTGAAATATGCTGTTTTTCAAATCTCCTTTAGGTTCATATTTTCCCTTTCTGATCTGGCTTCCGTCCCAGGCTTCTTTTTTTACCTTGACTCCTGAATAGACTTTTGTTCTTTTTCCAGATCCACTTAGGAAAAAAAATAATTTGCACCTGCCATCAACATCGGGTTTGTTCTCTAGGTAAATATTGACTTTCAT